TAAATGGAATCTTAAATGGAATCACAAATATTCTAAATAGCAACATAAATTATAGTAGCTATAAAGAAACAGAATATTGCAAGTATTGGGAAAAACACACACGGCGCTAATATAGATTTACCTTGAGTTAATCCTATTCCGAAATCCTTTGGTTTACCATCATTTGTAAACATTATCGCCGGTTTAATGGCAAACAGTAACAGTATTATTAATAAATACAGTACTAATGCGACTATCCATCGTGGTAAATGGATTTGACTTCGCATTTTACTATAACACTATAAGCAATATAGAAAATATTTACTTCTTTGTGTGAATTAGAGTTATGGATAGTAGATTCATATGTATGATTCTTTTTATATTATGTATAATACTATTCGAATGTTACCATAAACCAATAGAATACTTCGATGGCACCGCTGTGCCCGACGTGCCCGCAGCGACCACTGCTAATTATATGGTATTTACAACTTTTCAAGACAATAATAGTGTTTGGATTATTAATAATATTAAGGCCAAACTTCAAATAACGGAAATATCTCAACAAGACCCAAATGCCTGGTCACATTTTAAGAGTACTGCTCAATCGAATCCCCTGCAATTATATAATGGGAGTTCACTCTTTGTTTGTGATCCATACGATTATGACAATGATTTCTCGAAATTTAAAGTCATCGGCACAAGTGATAAAGGGTATTTTATCGGATTAACATCTCCGCAAACCGGATTCCATATGTCTTGTATATTAGATATAATTGATAAAACCGTTGGATATTTTGACCATTCGGACTTGTATTTTATAAAAGCAATAATTAATGGATATCGTCTAGATAAATCGCGCATTCATCTTAAACAACTTTATAAAACTGATTATATTGATCTGGGATATACATTAAAATCCGTCGTAGATGTTATCATAACATTTGTTATTCCCGGCAGTACATTTTGCTCTATTATACAAACGAGTTCGACCGTGGCGTCATCATCCGCATTAGCGTCCGCCTTGGTGTCCGCCTTGGTGTCCGCATCTGAGTTGCAGGCTATTTCCATTATGGGTTTCGGTAATCTTGACTGGGAACGATTAAGACTCTTTTATCCTTATACTACGAAGGAAAGCGTGCCAAATTTATCACAGATTCTTTTAGGTAGCAGTGGTGCCAATGCACTTGTTATGTCACGTGAAGAAAATACATTTCTCCCATCGATGCGTCTTAATGTAATTCAATTATATGATACTGCAAATCCTCCACAAATTGTCGAAGAATTTATTACACGTTTAAATAATGACTCTACATATTATGACCCATCATATAGATGCTACGGAGATTCCAACATTGATAATAAAGCATTATGCGATTCTCCTTATGACGTTATAGGACATCCAAAAGTAAGATACACTGTATGGGATCAACCATGCGTTGTCGATACAGATTGTCCCTATTTTAAAGCGGATATCAAGCGAGGTGGATGTTTACAAGGTGGTATATGTGAATTTCCTGTAGGCGTCAAAGGTATAGGATTTAGAAAAAACATAAATACCGGGCAATTCGCGCCTTTCTGCTATAATTGTGATAACGCCTATGATACGACATGCTGTGGTGGCGACAATGCTGCACATTCCGATTTAGTTTTCCCAGGAGATACCGATGTCAGGAAGAAATCTGGACAAAAATTAACATTACCTATTACATAGAAGGATATACACAAAACAGAATGTATACATATTTTTTTATAGGAATTTTCATAAGTTTTGTAGCTACATTTTTAATTTTAAATTTTACAGGTGCGGGCCGAGAAACCTTCAGTGTTGTCGGATATAATGATACTATTACCTATGTTAACGTTAATGATGATGCAACTGGGAGAGCACACATACAAGATTCAATAATGATAAATGATGATGTTAAATATAAAAAAGCATTCTATTATGAATATGATAATAAAACATATGAAAAGAAATTAAAACAAATCTTCATTAAAGACAATAACCCCTGTTTTAATGAAAATGACTGGTATACTTATGGGAATACCCCTGCAAATGCCCCCGGGAATACCGGCGACGCTGCATTATTAGAAAAACAGCCGGATATATTATTAGCATATGATAATTGTATAAATGAATTTAAAAATGAATTAAATAATACGACAGATATGACAGGTACGGCAATTATGTTATTACCCGATAAGAATAAAGTACCTATACAAGTTGTTCACGATGTTCTTCTACGCTATAGAAAAAATAAAAAACCCCAATTGAAACATACCTATTCATTTGATATAGAATTAATATTGTATAGACAATCGAAATATCAAGGGAAACATATCGGTACGCGCGTTATTTATGACAATGACAAAAATTCTTTAAATGTAGCTAATATTGCTATACTTGGTGTAGTATCAGAAGATAGCATAGGAATGTTTCCAGTTGTTGCAAATAATCCTTTTGATATCCAACAACTAACCACAGATTCCACAACATATCCGCAAATTATACCATCTGCGGATTATTCATTAGTTTCCGACAAAACAGGTAGTTCATTCTGGAAAGCTACAGGATATGATAAGGCTACTATTGATACACTCAAGAAACGCGCTGCATTATCTATTACTGATATTGCTGTTACAAATTCTGTTCATTCTTAAAACTCTTCTTTTCTGTTTTTTTATAATGTTGAGATTATACTTATACTTAAAATGTGGAAATAAAAATATTTCTCTAAAATATGGCGAAAGTTTTTGCATCTGGTTCATGTAGATTGGTAACAAGTATACATAATGGAAGAGGGAAGATAGAGCCGATCCATTCTATGTTTTATAATTTCATTGGAGTAAATTTTCTCGGAAAATTGCACAATACAAAACAACATATACAATTTATTAAATGGATAAATGATGAAATACAACTCCCTCAAGATATATTAAATTCTTTTCTAACATCATATTCAAACGCTAATGAGATAGAGGATAAAGAATTAATTCCTGTTAAAAAACAAAAAATAAAAGATACATTTAATTCTTGTGATTATTATATTTTTGAAATATGTTCTATAAAATTATATGAAAAGAATGGATATCAAGTTCAGTTTGAACATACAAATGATTATAATTGTGTTTTATAATCTGAAAATGATTTATATGACGATTTAAAAATACTTCAAAATCTAATTCCTAAAGGGAAAAAAATAATATTTCAAATACACTTTAGACCAAATATTATATACAATGACGTTTCAAAAACTATTGATAAAAGAGAAATAATTTATAATGTTGTTAATAAATTTTGTAATACAAATGATAATGCGTATTTACATGATCCGAGTGATATATTGAAAATAAATAATAGTTTATTTGATGGAGATACACATTTTACGCATACAGGTCATGAAGTAAATTTCAATTATATTTATGATAAATTTTTGCACTGTTAGATTAGATATTCTAGACATTCTAGACATTTTAGACTTTTGAAATTGTAAAATAAACGATTATTATAATAATATAAACTGTATATAATAGTAATGCAAATGCTAAATCTACAAATTACTGATAATTTAATAGAAAAATCTTTTCTGTTTTCTTATTTAGCGCTCTTTGGTTTGACTCTCATTACATTTATCGAGGCTCTTAAAACAGAAAACGTGCGTATTCGTCATATTCTCAATCTTGAAACAAGTGTATCTCTTGTAGCTGGATTTATCTATGGCATTTTCTATGATATGTTGCAGAAAAAGACACTTCAATTAGATAAAGTCACTGAATTCCGCTATATGGATTGGGCTATAACAACACCTATGCTTCTCTTAGTGCTCCTTCTCTTCTTAAATTTCGATAATAGACGCGAAGTCCATTTCTCCGTCTATTTTACTGTACTTCTTCTTAATTATACTATGCTTATTGCGGGATTTTTAGGGGAAACGAAAACAATCGACAAAAATAAAGCAGGTGCTGTCGGATTTATAGCATATTTCGCTATGATAGCATTTATATGGTATCTCTTTATTCACAATAATCCGCGTAATACCAAAAATAATCTTGTATTTACTGTATTTGCAATAGTATGGTCATTCTATGGTATAGCATATTATACCGATGTAAAAACAAAGAATTTAATCTATAACACTCTTGATGTAATTTCCAAAGCAATGTTTGGAATATTCATATGGTTATACTATGGAAAAGTTATTAGTTTCAGTCAATAAATCAATAAATCGATAAATCAATAAATCAATAAATCAATAAATCGATAAATCAATCATCAAGTCTTTCATCATCTCTATCATAATCTGTAGCTAGTTGTGCGAAATCTGCTTCGCCGCGTTCATCTTCTGTATGTTGTATTTCAGGGCCATTTATATCTCCTGTCCCGTCAAGGTTTGCTGCTGAAGTACCCGCCGCGCTTCTAGGAATGTCAACTTTGAGTCCAAAGCGTTTCATATCTTTTAATAAACGTCTGTCATCATTAGATAATTCATCTTGATAGTCTAATTTAACATTCTTCTCTTCTTCACGCATCTTTGTAATATAATTTTGTATCTCTACAGTGGTCATCATACTATTCGCTTTTGTATATTCAATAATATAGTTATAATTATTGGTATTAATCCTTTCCATAATACTTGTAGAAATATTTGCAGGTAGTATAAAATTATTAATATTATTTACTCTTCCTGGTAATGCTAAAACAACCGCAAATGCATAAATATATATAGGATGACCCGAATGAGATATCCTCGAAAGAGTAGTTTTTATAGTCTTTATAATATCTAAATACTCTTGGACTGTACCACCGCTCTCCCTGCTGCCACTCCCGCTCGCCCCTGCCCCGCTCCCACTTGCCGTGCCTCCACCAGCGACCCCAATAATTTGCTGCAAGTTTGTAGCTATATATGCAATAATATTTAATATATTTAATTCTGTTTTATTATCGTTTATTGCTTTTTTAATTGCCTCTTTCTTTTTATTACTTAAAGTTCCATATAATCTATCTATTGTATTATTTAAGAATTCTGTTGCATATAAAGTACCTTCATAATCTTCTGATAATTTGTTTAATACACTTGCCGGTAACCATATATCATTTGCCATTAATTTATATTTCTCTTCAGCTACAATTTCGCGTTTCTCTATTTTCATAATAGGCGCCTGTGCGAGCGCCGCTTGCGCTGCTTGCGCTCCTTCTTCTACAATCTGTGCTGAAGCGGCGGGACTTGGAATAAACATTCTATATTTGGGCCGCGCTATTGTTAACCATCTGTCTTTCGCCAATAATTCCTTTAATCGCCATAATGGTTTCAATTCTTCTTTCCAGTCATTGTCGGCATCATAGCGATTACCTATAATAACCAGACAACAACCATGACCCCATGTTCCTAGTTTCTTTATTTTTGCATTTGGTAAAAGTGTAGGGAGATATATATAAGATTCCACGAAATTGGCGAGAACATTTATAGATTCCTTCGCTTTAATTGCTCGAATAGTTTCCGCAATAATATCTCTTATTCTTTTTGTCTTATCTTTTTGTTTTTTCGATGCCGCCCATTTTTCTTTTAATTTGTTTATTTTATCTTCAAATAAAGTTGTTGATAAAGCTACCATATCTCTTCTTAAACTGTCAACTGAAGGTCCTACACTTTGTACATCTGATGCGACTATTGACAAATATTGTAATATTCCGTGATCTCGTGTATCTTCTACTGGTTGACCATATGGTGACCATGTATTTATATGTTCTATGACTCCTCTCAATATTGAGAAATTTAATTGTTTATCTATTGATTTCTCCAATAAATCAAGCCACCATATAGTTAGCGAAAGTCGTATATTATATTTACAGTCCTTCTTCCATTGATTATATATTGGTGGGTAAATCTTTTGAAGTTCATCTGAAATAGCAGTATTTGCAAGATCTTTTATATATTCTATGGCATCTTCGAGTGTATAAGAACATATTCTTTTTGCTATAATATTCGGTAATTCAGGCAATGCTTCGCATATCTCTTGTACTCGTGATAATCTTATTATATATACTTTTTGTTTATTAAAGAGATCTTCAATATCCAAAGGTAATCCACTTATATTCTTAATTTCTATTATATTCTTAATTATCTCTTCAAATATATCTCTAGCACCTTCTGATATATCTAATAAAAGTGGTGCATTTAAAATCTCATGAACCTCCTCAATACTATTATCAATAGTCGCGCTAATGATTGTATCACGGCCAGTAGAAGTTCCTCCTAATTCTAAAATACCGCCGTCCACATCTACGCCTCCAATGTTTAAAAACGTATTTTCGGTTTCCTCAAATATATTGTTTAATCCAGCAAAAGGGGATCCATCATATTTAGCAGTATTGTGACCTGCTTTAATTTCTGAATAATCTATCCATTTTGTTATATAAGCATTGCTTTTATCATCGATTATGGATTTTGAAATAAGAGTGTATAATTCTTTTTCTTTATCTATATTCTCAATCTGTGGAACATGAAATGCCGTTACATTTATATATAATTTTTCTGCAAGCATCTGATGCACAGTTATAACACGACTCTTAATTATCTTAGCAACATCATTAACAGACAATTCATTTAATTCCACTTTCTCTGCCAATTTATATGGAATAGGTTCATCTTTATATTCGAATTTGTCTAGATTCTTTAAAGTAGTAATATAATTGCCAATTCTTTCTTCTAATTGTTTCTTTACCTCTTCACGTGCTAATATTAAAAATCTCTTATTATTTTCACGAACAGATTCCCAATAATTAATATTCTTTAATTTATCAATTCGGTCGTTCTCGCTCCTCTCGCCCCTCTCGCTCCTCTCGCTCCTCTCGCCCTCTACCGCTTTTTTCTCTTTATTCTTCGTGACTTCCGCCTTTGTATCCTTAGTATCCTTTGTATCGATTATTGATTCTAAATGTTTTATAAGTATATCTAATTGTTCATCATTAAATTCATCAAGTATATAAGAATATCTATATAACAATGCTTTTAATTCATGTAAATCAGTAACTTGAGTTATATTCTTTTCGATTACTTGCGATAAAGAAGGTAATACATATTCTTCAACCCAAAGACTATAATCATTTTTAGGATTATGGGTTTCAATATCTTGAGATGCTAGCGCTGCTTGGGATAGCTGAGACTCTGCTTGGGATGGCTGAGACTCTTCCGAGGATGACGATTCGGGTGATGATGATGATTCTGTTTGTTCAGGTTGTTTATGTTTTTGGGATGTGGTTTTGGGTTTCGGTTCATTCCATTTTATATATTTATATTTACTTTTGGGGTTTGAATATTCTTCTGATAAGTAATTTTCAGAAGTATATTTTGGCAAAACCCATCGGGCTCCTATAAAAGACATATCTTCAATATTATCAAAAGGCAGTAATTTACCAGTATCTCCTCCGCTCGCACCGTCATTTAATGTAAATAATATACCATTTTTAGGTACAAAAGAATATGTATTTTTACCTTTTTCCCAAATATATGGTAAACTTAATTCCATAAGTTTTTGTTGTTGAACGAGATAATTTATAGAATTTGCAGCTCTATCGCGTCCTTCAAAATAGAGATTAATATCTTCAAAGTCATCACGAATTGCATCTAATTTTGGTAATGTATAATTACAATGTATTTGATGTGAAGTTTGCGATTGGTCTTCGAGTAATACAGATTTATGTAATTTTATGAAGGCTCGAGTGCGAATATCATCTGATAATAATTCATCTGTTTTAGTATATAAATCACTTTCGGAAAATGCCAAAAAACGAGGATTATCTTTTAATATTTCTTCGAGAGTTACATATTCTTTAATTTCTATTTCATCAAGAGGTTCATCTTCAAATATTAAATAATCTTCCTCCATTACTAATTATACCTTTAATAATTATGAAGAAAGTAACCATTGAGTTTTTATATCCTGTAAATAACTTAAAGATCTACGGCATTGTTCAGATAAAACCTCAATATATTCAGATTTATTCGTAGAATAAGAAGGCGAAACATTTATTTCCGCAGTTACAGCGGATGCGGCGGATGCAGCAGAAAGCGTATCTGTAGTTGACACCGTGGTATCATCAGTGGTCCCCGTGGTCCCTGAGGTCCCAGAGGTCCCAGAGGTCGACTCTTTATTCTGGATAATTACAACTAATTGCATGACTTTTTCTAGAGGATGAGGACACATATAACCGACATAACTTATGCTTTTATTATGTGCTGTGAGATTCTTCGCGCGAATATAGTGATTATGCATATTAGATTGCAGAAAGTTACCGAGTGTATCGTTTTCATTATCAAAGGTAAACATATATCCGTTATTTGTTTCGGGAACTTGCATGGTTATATATTCTGATTTATCTGAAATAATTTCTACAAGAATTCTATCGAGTTTATTCATTAATATCTCCAGCGCCTTTGAAATCAAATATTTAGCTGTCAGCCCACACTCCATTTCCATTTCAAATTTGATCGCAGTTGGATCACCGTATTCATTACGGAAATAGCATCTTTCTTTATCGAGAATTGAGGAATTTTCCGGTAATTGTGCTAGTAATTTGGGGTCCTGAATATAATGAAATGTACATAATGATACAGGCATGAAACCTGCATGGTCCATAGATGTTTCCACGACAGCTGATGCTTTAAAATGGAGTTTTTCACCGGGTCGCAGTCTTGTTATAAGTATATAATGATTTGTATAGGGATTCTTCGGGAATAATTGTTCAATTTCTTTTTTAGTCAAGAGTACATCTTTTCTGTAAACTTTTATTGATTCGGTTGTTGCATTGAGCATACTTGTTGTTGTATTTTCAATTTCATATTCAAATTTATAATCATCTGTATTGAAATTCTCGACTTCGTCTTCACTAAAATGGATTGGTATAAGTCCGATACGATGAGACATAATTTCATTATGAAGTGGACCAGTATTCTCAATAATATCTATAGAAGGATGATCTTCGCCATAGAATCCAGGAATTGGGATATCAGATTGTATGATTCTTTTTATACCATTAATAATTGAAAGATCGACGTCATATATTTCAACACTGAAGTATTGATTAGGATCTGTTTTACCGGATTTATATAAATTGCGAAACTTTGATTTAACTTCTGGCCCGTTAGGTCCACCAGGCTTTTTCTTAGCCCCAGCAGTAGATACTATAGGGGAATCCATTCTATATTTAAATGTCAATTGTTTTTATATGGAAATTCAATTTTTATTTTGAGAATTTGTGTATTTGCGTATATATTGCTTAAAAGTAATCCAGTAGAGATTGTAAGTACACATAACATAGATGATATTATTTTATAGTGAGTATTGTCTTCATTGTAGAATGTTACTAGAAACTGTAAAAAGACACGATACAAACGGTATTGTTAAACTTGCTTGTATAGAGAATATAAAACTCTCGCGAAATAAACTGCCTGCACAGATAACTCATGTACCAGCTTTAATGACATTCCCTGAAAAGAATTTATTGTTTGGGAAACAAGTCTTTGATTATTTATTATTGCCTAATCACGGAAAACTTATGACTCAACAACCTGTAGATAAAAATAACACTTCAACAGAAAATCTGCAAGAAAATCCAGAAGAACCTATGGCATATTCCTTAGGAGGAAATTCGGGAAGTTATTCCGATTCCTTTTCAATGATAGAAAACTTCAAATTTGACGAACAAGACAGATTATCTGATAGATCATATAATTGGACTATGATTGATGAAGAAATCAGTCCGCTTAAACCACCAGATAACGATACAAAAATGCAAGAAGAAACGCGAACTAAAAAAGTTCTTGATTTAGATGCTTATAGAATAGAAAGAGATATGCAATTAAAACAAGCAGACATAAATACAAATCAAATGCCTAGCGCAGAAATGACGAGGTAAAGATAACAATATGTTTAAAAAAAGGTAAACTTCGTTGCTTTTAATGAAGCTGAGCCTCCGCCAGTAGAGGAATGGCGAATTGTACCCTCTTTTTTCGGTTTTTCTTCCCCCCTTTTTATATCATGATCATGACGATGGTCATAATCATATTCAGATGGATGAGGAGGATATGTATAAACATGGCTTTCTGCAGATTCCCTGTGTAACTGCTGCGGAGCGCCGTGTAACTGCTGCGGAGCGCCACTGCTGTGTGCATGATGATGATGGCCGCTGCCTTTATGAGTCTTTAGTTCATTAATCTCTATACTATTCTTTACGATAAATGGTATAGTAGTTAAGTTGATAAGAGTTATAATACCTATAATGATGAGCAATGACGGCATCCTATATAGAAATAATTTATTTTTTCGTTACTGTTATATCATATACAATTCTTATAAGTGACATAACAGTATTCTTATATAAATTTTTAACTTTCTTTTCATATTCTATATCATCTGTATTACAATATCCCTCTTCGCCAATATAGTCTAATATCTGATGTAATTCTGGATATTTTTCCGTCAATTTCTTTATTTGTAATATTAACGATAATGTATTTGCAGAGTTACATATCATATTCGGAAATAAACTGCTATCAAGTCTTGTTTCCCATTTATTATTTCCTATATGAACCTGTGAATCGCCCGATCTAAGGTTTGTTTTTACAACACATCGATTTTCCGGTATTGTATATAATTGTTTATTAAATTCATTTATAAGTTTCCCATAATCATCTTTATTTGCCTTTATAATTCCCCCTATTTTATCAAGTAATGGTTCTATAGTAAGATATGTATCGGTTGGATCACTACTGTATATAGCAATTTTAATGTTATTTTGTATATTATTTTGTATATTATCATGTATATTATTATTGGTTATATTGTTATTAGTTATATTATTATTATGTATTTGTATTTGTTCTAATTCATGTCTAATTGTACATTTCTGTTGATGCCTATATTTTGCTTGTGGTAATGTAAATACTTCTTTACAAATTCTACATTCTAAAGGATTTATCTTACCTTTACACGTTTTAATATGTTTTATGTAAACATTGTGTCTTGTTAATATTTTTTCACATTTTTCACATTGATTCTCGACGAGATTAGGTCTATCATCATCTTGTAATTCAGGGTTGGTTTTTGGTGTAAGCGGGTTGGTTTTTGGTGTAAGAGGGTTGGTTTTTGGTGTAAGCGGGTTGGTTTTTGGTGTAAGAGGGTTGGTTTTTGGTGTAAGAGGGTTGGTTTTTGGTGTAATTTTGAGCAATAATTTCTTCAGGATTTGCGTTGTGTTTCATTACCATATGGCGTATGAGGTTCCCTCGCCTTTCACTTTTGTAGTGACAAAGCATACACCCGAATTTCTTAGGATTTGAGCTAGAAATGAGCATGGCCTATTTATAGTGTATATTATTATTATCTTTATATATTTTTATTATCATAATTTTTATATATTGAGTAATATTTTGAGTAATTTTGAGAGAGAGAGAGATTTTTTAAAATAATATATTATATAAAATAAAAAAAATTTTCTATAGGACCCCCTTAAAATAAATAGTATCCCCTCTTTTTGCTTTTTTATAATAGTAAATATAATAGTAAATATAATGTATAAAAAAGAAACCCAATGCGTTACAAGTAAGAATTTTCAAAAATAGGAAATATATTTAAGGTTAGGTATATTTATAGGTTATTTTAAGAACCTTCGGATCAATGCGGAAATATTCATTTTTAATGGTATCCGTATTTGGCGCATAATCGCGTATAATACCATCGCCAGGATAAACGTTAATATCTGCCCCAAACGGTCCTTTATAAATGTATGGGGTAGGAAGACCTAAATTTTTGAAATCTTTCTTTGTAATTGTGGCTACAGATTTCTTAACCTGTTTAACTTTTGCATCGCCAGTTAAATCATATGAAGTAAAGAAACGATCAGCTGTTGTAGAATAGATATCTTTATTAGGACCGCGAATTACGAAGTCACCAATGGATACGGTTTGTGTAGTCTCATTTTTGCCATTTATTTCAACGGTTAATGTGGTTAATTTAGTGCAAATTGTGAAAGTATACTTCTTTAATTTAGAAAAGTTATTATCAACATACATATATTTATACTTTATAGGTTTTTTAACTACATTCTTGAATTCAAGTTCTTTTACAAGATCTAATATATTCATCTTTATATAATAATAAAATATATTTATATCTGTCTTTTTTTATAGAAGAAGATATGTATAAAGAGATCAATGGAATGCGACTAAGACCAGTGTCTCCTAAAATGTTTGTGCAAGAATATAGTGGTGCACATGGGAAACATATATTATATGAAAATGAAAAGGGAGTGCGTTATTATATAAAATATAATTTATATACAAATAATCCTAGAACTATAAAGGTAACACATGAAAAAATAATTTCACAAGAAACAATAAAGAAAAGAGATGATATAGTAAAACAGAAAAAAGAAGAAAAAATAAAATGTATAGAAGAAAAATGTAAAAATAAAGGATTGCGTGGTAAAGAAAGGATAAGATGTCTAAACGCGTGTTATGCATAAGAAATTTATTTCTTAGTAGCAGCGGGCTTCTTCGTTTTCCTTTTTGTTTTTTTAGTGTGTGCACCCCCTGCTATATGGTCAGCAGGTCCAATCATTTCATATCCAGGTTTAATCAATGTCGAGAGACCAGCATAGTTTGTATCATTTACAGGAGAGCCACCGTTACCATTACCACCTTTCTTAGGACGGCCTGGACCACGTCGACGGGTACCTTTTCCTCCGAGGTGTTGTAATTCATTATTCCAGACGGTTGCGGGATTAATAGAGGGAGTTATAGTGGAATATGCATCCACACTTTGTTTAATAGTGGGTAAGGGGGCTAATTGTGCATCACGTATTTCAGCGGTGCCTCCTCCACGTTTTTTAGTAAAAGTATGATGTTTCTTTTGTGTAGGCATAAACTGTTCTAATAATACTTTATATAAATTTAAATTTTGTAAATAATAAAATATATAAGTTTTGTAGTAAATATATGCCACCTGTTAAGAATAAAAGTAAAAGTAAAAGTATAAAAAGCGTAGTTAAAAAAGCGGGTGCAGGTTCACCATCCACCTCTGGACAGTCTAAGCATACCTCTCGTTCTATTAAAGAAAAAGCATTTGCAAAAGCGGCATTGGCAACATTGGTGCTGATGGCATTGACAGATCCTTTTCGATTTGTTAATGGATCTATGGCAACACGCCTTGCTGCATTTGGTGAAGATAGTCCACCAGATCGACAAGTCACTGGTCATGCATATAATAATGTTCAAAAGCCGACGTTAAATAAAGGTAATAGGAAATTATTATCGCCAGGAAGACAATTAACACAAAGTAATAGTAGTTTTTTATATAAATTTGGTGCGAATACAACTACGCCATTTACATGTATAGTATTAGCGAGACAGGGAATACTAACTATACAACCGCATTTTAGTGCACCGCCTCCTAATCCTCCTAATCCTCCTGGCGTTCCTATGGCTCCGAACGCTCCTTTTGCTCCTATGAGTCTTCAAACTGATGCTGCTAATGAAATGAGTCAATTTCATTTCAACGTAATGAATAATGATTATATTCAAGTTATATATGGTAATTCTTTTATATATGGTAGAATTAAAAAAACTATTGTATATAACGATCCAACTAATTATAATTTTGAATGGGTAGATTTAAATAATCAAATTAACTTGAGCACAATAGATCAATATAGATATTACGCTCAAATAACTTTTGGTAATTTTATATCAGCATCAATAGGTAAGATAAATTATAAATTTATACCATGCGATACTGTAACTGCTAGTTTTACATCTAATAGGCCATTGCAAACGATGGCTGGTCATGTAGTGATGGATGATATTTATAAAAATATTTTCCTTACAAATCCATATATGCAAATTACTTTTAATGATAATAATATTAATGCATATGCTTGGGCAGGAACTTCACCTGCTGGACAACGTATATATATGGATATGCCTAATAATAAAATAATGTTTATAGTTTCATTTGTAAATATAAATAATGAAATGATAGATGGACCAGAAAACATAATTGACAATTCTAATGTTTTTATAACTTTTGGCAATTTAATTTTAAATTCGGATCAATATGCATGTACATTATATCCGCCTCCACCGCCATTTTCGCCGTTGCCACCGCCTCGGCCTAATACTCTTCCGCCCGCACCATCCCCTCCATTACCACATGCTCCTCCGCCCGCACCATCCCCTCCATTACCACGTGCTCCTCCGCCACCTGCTCCTCCGCCTATATTTCAGCCTTTTCCACCCATCCCGCTTCCTCCTGGCCCACCATCACCTGGTCCTCCTGGCCCACCATTACCTGGCCCACCATTACCTGGTCCTCCTGGCCCGCCTTTTCCTGGTCCTCCTGGCCCGCCTTTTCCTGGTCCTCCTGGCCCACCATTACCTGGTCCTCCTGGCCCGCCTCCTCCTCGCGCTCCAGGAAGACCACCTAAAAGTGCACCGCCACCTGCTCCCCCACCACCATTTCCGTTTACACCTGCTCCCCCACCACCATTTCCGTTTACACCTCCTCGCGCTCCAGGAAGACCACCAGCCCCTCCTCCACCTAGTCCACCTAGTCCAATTGAAGTATATTTCCCACCATTACCATTATTAAAAGTTCCTCCGCCATTATCCCCCTCCTCATCATCGCAAAATAAAACACATCCGCCACCATTACCCCCCTCCTCATCATCGCAAAATAAAACACAACCGACTCAACCAGCACAACTGCTGCAACCGCCGAATGGACCTGGGATATATTTGATATGGGCACCCAACGAACCAGGAAAACCACCACCACCACCACCACCACCATCTCCTCAAAAACCCAATTCAACTAATCCAGAACCTCCTGTTTTATTACTACCTCCATCAACATCTCCATTATCAGTTCCATCACAAATTCCAGGTTCACTACCTCCATTACCACCTCCATTACCACCTCCATTACCACCATCTCACCAGCCTGAGATAACTTTTAGGTATCCTCCTCCTGGTTATCCGACTCCAGCAGGACCTATAGTGAGTATTAAAGATAAGACTATTGATAAAAAATATAGTATTGTAGTATTATTTATACCTTTGGTTATAGTATGTATATTAATCAAAAAATTTAATATTAAAGTATCCGAAATATATAAAGAATATCAACGCACACGTGCAAAAGTAGTACCATTGGACGAAGAATTGGAAAAACAAAGAGAAATCGAAAGACTCGGACAATACCTGACTGGTGATTCTGGTAATGATCGTGAGGATACAGGATATAGAGTCGGTGCCCCCCCAATAAATCCTTTGCATGTAATATTTGCCCCCGACAGCGAAAATGTAACAATGCCAACTCAAGGAAGCCCACGAAATTCATCTTCATCGTCATCTGATAATGAACAAAATGCAGTGGTTCCGATTCGAGGCATGCCGCAGTCCCACACACTAGATGAAGGAGGACCAAGTAGTAGCCAAGGAATACATGAAGAATGGGAATTTACAAGACAACAACAACAATCTGAAGTTTTAACATTTCCACTACCACCACGAGGAAGAGGACAACATAAGCCTGGAACTCTATTAACAAGCCAGCAAGAGCGCGATGCGCTATTACGCTTTCAGGCTTCGGAAAAGAGAAGACGTGAAGAAGAAGAATTGGCTCATTTAAGAGGATTACTTCTATCAAACCAAGTGGCTCCAGTAGTTGTATCTATTCCTATAGGTAGCTTAGAAGAGATGATACTTGATGCTCCTAAAACAACAAACGCACAAATTGCAGCACAAAAACGTTCAGAACAAAATGAGGCTTTAAAAAAATTTGCATCTCATTATGCTGGTGCACCTGCTACTTTAAATAAACCTGTGCTGCCATTAACAAATGCACGAAAACCACAGCGTTCTGCTCGTGCCGCCATACAGGCTGTTGTTAGACCAGCTACCGCGGCCGCCAGCACCCGTGCCGCTCTTAAGGCTGTTGTTAGACCAGCTACCGCGGCCGCCGTCGCATATGCCGCCACCCCACAAGAAGCACAAAGAGTATCCCGCAGAAAAACCTTACGTGCTTCATCCGCTTCATCTGCTTCTTCGCTTTCTGAATTACCAATATTACCGCCGTCATATTATCCAATTATAAACTATATATTACAACGTGATTCAAAAGGTCAGCCAGTAATGAATATAATTTTAGAATTATACAGTATATATTGCGATAATAACTGGAATAAATTTTTAGACTCGCAATTCCAGAATGTAATACTATACTCATATATTGCCGCTTATAATGAAGAGTATCGCAAAAAGATAGTTTCGTCCTCTTCTAGGTCTCAACGCAAATAAAAGACTTAAAGAAAAGACTTAAAGATTATAGTACTATAGTATATATAATGGCCTCTACCGCCGCTACAAATGCAGTAATACCTCCAACACCATTATATGAAGAATCGGCATTTCCCGAAAAAGAGATGCCTGAAGAAGAAGACCTCGAAACATTTAAACAGCAGGTATCAGAGTGGGTAAAATTGGACGAACAGGTTCAAAAATTAAATATTGCAATTCGCGAGCGCAAGATACATCAGAAGGCACTTGGACTGAAAATCCAAGAATTTATGATTAAATTTGGCTACACTAATTTAAATACAGCACAAGGTATTATTAAATCAAATGTGCGTAATGTTAAAGTCCCTTTAAAACTCATGAGTATTAAAAGTGAATTGGAAAAATTAGGTGATACACTTGTTCCTGCATCAGAATTAGTTAAAACAATATTTGAAGCTGAGAGACCCAGTGTAGTAAAGCAATCACTGAATCGCAGAAAACCCACAGTATCTATGAATTTGGAAATTTAGTAATTTGGAAATTTCCAAATTTGCGCATTTATTTTTTCTTGCCTCCGCGTAATTTGGCAATTATATCATCTTTTTTAAGACCAGTGACATTGATTTTTCTCTTAGCCGCACGTTCTTTTAATTCTACGACGGTACATTTTTCGAGTGTCTTCTTTGATTTCTTGCCACCAATTGGCGGTAAGCTTGATGTCTTCGAACGAGAAGGTCCGTGTCTTCGAGATGGTGGTCGTGGTCCTGATGGTCTCTGTTCTGGTGGTGGTGCTGGTTGTATCGATCGTGATGTTTCTAATGATACATTTTCGAATGCATCTTCTAATTCTGCAACTTGTTTTTCTACAGCGCTGAATCTTATCCTTGGCTGACGTGGACTTTTACTGGCTGTATTTTCTGGTCCGTAAATACCTTCCACAACTGATGGAGTTGAGCGGCCGTGAGATAATGGCGGTGCGCTGGTAAGAATTTTACTTTTTTCTTTTGCCTCTTCAGCAGCCTTCCGTCTTTCTTCCTGATATTGTTGCATTAATTTTTCTTGTTTCGCGGCTTCTTCCGCAGCTAATTTTTTAAGGTCTTTACCTGTCAAATTTTTTTCTAAGGGATTTCTTCCTGTATCAGGTCGACTTGGCTTAAAAAGGCGGTGCGGCGATTGTTCTGACATTACTTTCTATATATAGATTATAAAATATCATATAATGGTTTCCTAAAATAACATATATTAAGCAGAAATTACTCTTTCCGCTTTCCGCGTAATTTGGCAATTATATCATCTTTTTTAAGACCAGTGACATTGATTTTTCTTTTAGCCGCGCGTTCTTTTAATTCTGCGACGGTACATTTTTCGAGTGTCTTCTTTGATTTCTTGCCACCATGTGCCGACGCCCGGTTTTGTTGATTGCGTAAAACAGGATCTTGTGGAATTATTGCACGACAGTATGGACAATTTGCATGACGTGTCAACAACCATTGTCTTAAACATGTATCGTGATATATATGATTGCAAGGCATCCGACTAACTTTATCATTTATTCCATAGTCTGCCATACATATCGCACAAAGATGATCACTATTGTGAAGGTCAATATTATCTCTATTAATATAATAACTTACAAGATTCTTATCTATTTCTCCTTCTAATGCAGGAGATGGCGCACGAGATCCTGTTGTTGATGAACAACAAAATTATTTCTCACAACTACTTTACTTAAACCATATGGTAAGGGATTGGGATTAAAAATTCTTAAATTTTGATTTATTATTGTTTCTAATTTTACAGCTAAATTTACATTACCACTATTTTTGATTTTATCTAATATAAAGGCTTCTAATTCATCTATTTTACTTTGAATTATTCTTTCTATATCACTATCGGATCCTGGATATCTAGTAACAAGTACAGTATCAGTAGTTTGTATTAAATTATATCCATCTTGATCAGCGAATCCCCATCCTAATAGTTTTATTATTGTATTATAATGTTCTAATTTTAATTTTAATTTTTGTTTATTAGGAGAATTTTCTTTTACGTCAACGTCATAAAAGAGTCTAAAGTTTTTTCGAGAACTATGGTCAAAAACTTTAAGTAAATCTTCCATAATAAATCTAAAGCTACCTTCTTCACCTTCTTTTAATAATTTGGCCATTTTTTCTGTAGCTTGCTTTTGTTTTTCTGCAAATTTTCGCGCAGCTTGTATTTTTGCCGCCTCCATATCATATGCATTAGATGGTCCAGCGGTAGCAGCACGCATACCGCCCTATTTATTAATAAATTGTTTTTTGTGTCTTGCCATTATCAAGAGATATATTTCCTATTATAATATCATGTAAAAATACACTAGGTTTTCTTTATAGTGCGTGGGCGTCTTTTTTTTCCACCAGTTGATTTAGGAGTAGGATTTACTTGTACCGGTAGCGGCGTTCGAGACGAAGAAGCTACTGCAGCGGTAGATCTACGACTAGCACTCGTTCGTCGTAAAGTTGGAGGAGCCGGAGAACGAGACGATAATGCTGCTGCCGTTATCACAGCTTTGTTTGCTTTTTCTAGTTCTTCATCAGCTTTAAGTCTATCTTCTTGCGCTTTTTTTGCTCCTGCATCACCTATAACTTTAGCTTCTTGCGCTTCTTCTGCTTTTGCATTAGCTGCAAGTATATCTTTTCGCGCTGCTTCTAGTTCCGCTCGCGCTTTTTCTGCTTTTGCATCAGCTTCAAGTTTAGCTTTTAGCGCTGCTTCTAGTTCATCTTGCGCTTCTGCTAATTTTCTATTTGCTTCTTCTTCTCTTTTTTTTACTTTTTCGTGTAGTTTTATTAGTTCTTGTACAGTTCTTGTACAGTTCTTACAACATTTCCAACACCTCCTTTCGGCATTTATAGTTATTACCTACTCTAGTAAAATATAAAAAATGATAATTCATTTTTTTTTAATAAAAGTAAAGATGTCATCGCTGTCATCAAGGGCTACCGAGGGTGCCGTGAATCTAGTAATTGTCGAATCAGCTGCTAAAGGTAAAACTATTGCGGGTTATTTAAATTCAATAAATGAGTTAAAAAATCTCGGTAAATTCAATGTTATGGCGTGTTTCGGACATATTTGTGATCTCCCGCAAAAAGAATTAGGAGTAAATACTGATACTTGGGATGTAACATATATTCCTCTTGATACCAAAAAAGACATAATTGCAAAACTTCGTAAAGCTGTCAAAGAAGCAAAGAAAGTATATCTATGTAGCGATCTGGATATGGAAGGTCATGCTATCTCATTTCATCTTCGAAATATTTTAAAATTGAAACGTAGCGATTATGAACGCGTGACTTTCAACGAAATTACAAAAGCAGCGCTTAAAACCGCTTTTATGAATCCAACAGATATTAATATGAAAATGGTAAATGCACAGGAAACGCGCAGGATTCTCGATCGTGTCGTAGGATATAAATTAAGTCCTCTTCTATGGGGACAGTTTACTGAACCAAAGTTGAGTGCAGGACGTGTACAGAGTGCCGCTCTCAATATGATAGTTGACAGAGCGGAATATATTAATAAACATATTCCTGAAGTATATTGGGATATATATGGTACATTTATTCTAAATGAAACAATAACTGATTTATATCTTAAACTGGAAACAGAATATCGTATAGAAAAAGAAGAAGAAGTTATTAAAATATTACAATCTTTTAAAGTGAATAATAATTCAAATAATAATAATTCAAATAATAATAATTCAAATAATATAAATTCGTGGATAGCTACATTTAAGAAGAAAAAAAGTCAGAAAAATCCGGCCATTCCATTTATAACTTCAAGTCTTCAGCAGGAAGTTTACCAGAAATATCACATTCCCGCAAAGAGAACTATGCAAATTGCGCAGAATCTTTATGAATTAGGGTTGATTACATATATGCGTACCGATTCCCCAAGTCTTTCCGAAGATTGCCAAGCGGCAATTCATAAATTCTTGGAAGAAAAATATAACGGCGACGACGATGGCGGTGCTTCTGCTGTTTATCCACGTGTTTTCGAAGGGAAAGATGGTTCGCAAGAAGCCCATGAATCTATTCATCCAACTGACATAAAAATGCAGGTAGATACTTTACCAGATAATGAAATAATCACTGCTAATCACAAGAAAATCTATGACCTGATATGGCGTCGCACAGTTGCTTCACAAATGCCGCCAGCAATTTATACAGATATCATTATTACTGTTAAAACTGTTTGCAAATCCGCGAATGATATTCCAAATATTACATATATTTTTACAGGGAAAATATCAATACTTACTGATAAGGGGTTTTTAGATATATATCAACCAGATATAGAAATAAATGAAGATTTGATGATATCTTGGAATAAAATATTGGAAGATGCATCCGGTTCAGGTGTACAATTTGTAGTTCCTATAAAATTCAATGCAAATGCAGATGCAACTCGCACACAATCACTTTATAATGAATCATCGCTGATTAAAGCACTCGAAAAAGAAAATATAGGACGACCTTCAACATATGCAACAATTATTGATAAAATATATGATAAAGGGTATGTAAAAAGTGGACAAAATCCGCAAGTGAAAATAAATGCAAAGAATTTCGAATTAATAATTAATAACACACCTGCCACAGCCATAAACCATGATATAAAACACCAAAATATTGAAATAAATATAGGTGGTAAAGAAACGGATCGTATAGTGCCTACTGCGCTTGGAATAAAAATTATAGAATATTTAAAAGGAATCGTACCTTATTTACTCGATGCAAAATTCACTAGTGAAATGGAAGATTCTCTCGATAAAATTGCGACAAATAAAGCAGACAAAATAACAATTTTAAACGAATTCTATAAGAAATTTGAAAAATCCCTCCCTGAAATGAACTCATCGTCAAAGTCCGCAGGGTCCGCAGGGTCCGCAGGAGCAGCAGGAGCCGCCGCACCGCCCATTCGTGAATTTCCAGATATCTCATGTAATATTGTGAATAGTAAATATGGTGTTTGTATTTATAGTGTAAAAAATAAGAAATTCTATAGTCTAAAACCTTATTTAGAATGGAAAAAAATAGAAATTCCGAATCTTGTCTCCGATGATATTAAATTCTTAATATGTTTTCCTATAAAAACAAAAGGTACAAAGAGAGAAATTCATATTGGAAAATACGGATTATATATAAAAGAAGGTCACAAAAATCTAAAATTACCAAATAATTTATGGGAAAAAGTAAAAAATGGAACAATTACAAAAGATGAAATATGTAGTCTTTAACGGCGTTTAACGCTTAGTGCTTTCTTGCGTTGTAATAGATTCATCTAGAGTTGTTAAGGTTTCGCGGATTAATTTTAATTCTTTGCATATGTCGGAAAGAACTGTTGCTATATTTTTGTTATCTGATGTAAGTAAAAATTCCGCAAGTACATGATACAAAGGCTCGCTGGCAATTATATCATCGTCGGACGCATCCTCTTCAACATCCTCCTCTTCGTCAGAGTCAGAGTCAACATTACTCATAGTTTCTTTTTTCTTGTCACCGTCACTCATTTTTATATAATTAATAAATCTATTTCTTATATCATTTTATCTAATCAGAAGGTAGTAGTATATATGGAAATTGAAAAAAATAATATATATTGGTTTTTCGTATTATTTGGTATTTTATTAGTTATTATAATATATTACAGAGGTACATATGTGCCAACCACAGGAGTAGAATATTTTACAACCGCAGGTGCCGCCGCTGCTGGCGCTGGTGCTGCCGCTGCTGGAGGTGCTGGTGCTGCTGGCGCTGGTGCTGCTGGCGCTGGTGCTGCCGCTGGTGCTGCCGCTGCCGCTACAATGGTAACAAATAGTTTAGTATATTATTTTCAATTGTTTAATTTAGCTACAAATACAACATTCGGAAATAATCCTGGTTCTGTAACAGGAGCATCATTATGGCTCAATACAACTCCATCTTTAACACCAGATACTGTATCGGGAAATACGTTATCTGTGGTACCATTTGCATCATCTATTGTAACAAATCCGCAAGGTTTCTCACCAGGATTACCCACAATTGGTCTTCCTATACAAAGTTCATTTTCATCGAAGGCTCTATTAGGACCAACATCTACATCTGATGTATTAGGAAGTTTTAGCATAGTATTTTATGCTAAATTTAACAGTTTAACTTTTACAAATACAAATCCATTACCATTATATGAAGCATTTGCCGAAACTCCGAATGCAGTTAAATTGCTTATATCACCTAAATCAGGAGATACCAATAATGTGTACGTTCAATTACTATTAGGTAATTTTCAAACTGCATATAATTGGCTGATATCTATAGATACTTTAAAGGCGGGTGGAAATCCAACATTATATGCATTGACTTTTGATAATTCAACACCAGCTACACCGAATGCAATATTTTATATAGGAACAACTGCAAATACTATTCCAAGTATGACACCGATAAATAGTAGTGTTTTATTAGGATATAGTCCAATACGAATTAATACCAGCGGAAACCTTGATATGAATTTGTTTGCTATAGCATACTATACATCTTCATTAGCTCCATCAGATATAGCAAATTTAAGTACATATTTCTTACAACAATATACTGGTGTTATTGCTGCAACTGCAGCCGCGGCTTTAACTGCTCAACAGAATGCTGCGTTAGCTTCTACAGTTGATGCCAATGCATTAGCACTTGCTAATTTACAGAATCAAATAAATCAATGTGAAGCAAATTTATCTCTAATTAAGGTAACCAATAATAAACCTCTCCTTCCTCCAGACAGTTCAGGATGGCATGTAAATAATCCTAAAGGGAATAATCCAGTATCACCACAAGATATGGAAAAATGTGATGTATTAAAAATTAAAAAAGCTATGAACAGTATATCTCATGCTCAACCCTCTATTAATGCAGGATTGTTATCAAATGTCGCTGCAAATAATAATGGAATAGGTACTATTCTTGACCCTACAAAAGGACAATTTCCGACCCCGCAAGATTATGCCCAATATTCTGCCCAAAATAAAAATTCAAGAGCACTCTCCATTGCCCAATCGACAACCCAAACACTATTAGCGAATCAATCAGCACAAGCGGCACAAAATGCACAATTACAAGCAGAAATAGCAGCATTACAACAACAGCAGAATGCCGCAAATAATAATAGTCCTAGTTTTCAACAAACATACCAACAATTAGCACAACAAGCCTATCAAAATCCTGGGTCGTCAACAACCACATCAATACTTACACCGACCAATTCCACTACAGTAACAACATCCAGTACAGGCTCCGGCTCCGGCTCCTCGTCATCCTCGCCGTCCTCACCGTCCACGACTATAATATCACCAGATAGTACTGTAAATATTGATAATTCTGCTGCACAACCTCAAGTCGCCGGAAATTCCTTTATTTCCAGTTTCTATACCGCATTGGGCTTTTAGATTTTATTTTTTATATTTTATATTTTATTATTTATTTTTTATATTTTATATTTTATATTTTATTATTTATTTTTTATTAGTTATATTTTATTATTTATTTTTTATTTTTTATATTTTATTTTTTATATTTTAAGGAAGAAAATCCTGTTTATTAATTGCTTCTTTAAGAGATGGCAATAATGGATAAATAGTTTGGACTTGATACGCTAGCGGTGCTGGCGGCACAGGCGGTGCTGGTGGCGGCGGTTCAGATTCATGAGTAATAAATTTACTATTAATAAGTGGCGCCCAAAATGTAGCTTCGGGACCACATTCACCTTGTTCATTTCTTTCAGCTGAAGCAAAGTTATACTCTACTGCTCCAGTGACTATATCCAGATTTCCAAATAATTGGCATCTTTCGCGATTCGGTAAATAGAATTTGCAGTTTTTGCAAATCTTTACCAAATCAATCTTCTTTCCTGGGCGGAAAGTTACAAAAGAATGCATAGCAACAGTCTTCATTCTGCACGCAACAGTAGATATGGTAGACATGCTTGATATGCTAAATATCTAACTTTGAACTCTTATATTTAATAAAACTCATTTCCTTAATACAAGATAATAAGCAAAGGATACTTCCCGAGCTAAGCCGAACCGAACCGTACCTGTATTTAAGAATTTAGCTATTAAAATATATAGATCTACTGCAATGAATGCTGCTATTTTTATTTTAAGTCAAAATACTGATGTACGAAAGACATATTTAAAAACTTCATTATATTTTCTGTTTAAGAATTTCAATGCTGAGCATAAATATCCTGTAATTATATTCCATGAAGGAGATTTTGACGATAAGTCTCAGACAGAGATTCTTATGAGTATACGTGCTTCTTGCAGGTCTTGCGTAACATTTAAAGCTGTCGACAAAGATGATTTCACTGTACCGCCGCATATTGATGAAGATAAAATGAATAAATGCATAGCTACAAAACCCACGCCATATTGGCGAAATGCGAAGTATCGCATGATGTGCCGTTGGTGGCTTATTCATATGCCGAAATATGCCGAAGGATATGAATATGTTATGCGTATAGACGATGATTCCTTTATAGAAGAGCCTGTTCCTGATCTTTTTAACTGGATGAAAGAAAAGAAATTAGTATATGCTTCTAATTTATTGCATTTAGATTGTGGTATATGTTGTTATGGAATGAAAGAATTATTTGATAAATTACATCCAGATAAAAAGAATAAAATAGCGGAAATGTTTGTAGAACAAGAGATTCCTACACGATCTGTATCGATTCATCCATTTAGAACATTATTATCTATTACTCATTCTGGAAATGGTTCTGTAGGCTCCGCAGCAATGCCAAAAATAGATGAAAAAATAAAGATAATGATGCCAATAATGTATTATAATAATTTCTTTATAACGCGTACAGATTTCTGGAAACGTAAAGAAGTTCAGCAAGATATAGAGGCAATTGATAAAAACGGTTCCATTTTCTATTTCAGATGGGGCGATGCCCCGCTACAATCTATTTTAGTAATGTTACATACAAAGGAGGGTGAAGTATCGCGGTCTATATTTAAATATAGTAAACGCCTTCAACGTGAAGCATTCTATGGAGATGACAAACAATTCCATACATATTTCCCGATAACATATGATAAAAGTAGCTGCATAACAGAAGAAAATATGGATCAATTAAAGAAAAAATAAAAATATGTTATTCATTCAAACTTAATACTTATATTTAAGCAATGTCGTATAATCCCTTGTATTGTGCCAGTGTTCGCATAGTATCTTCGGCGCTGCGGATTCCGATGAGTGTTTCTTTTGCACTATAGAATCCTGGACCTTTTGCGTGATTTGGTCTATGGACAAGAGAACGCACCGGTAAATTGTCAAATAATTCTACACGAGTTGCATGCGGTTCTTTATTTTTATCTATAGGTTTAAATACAAAATAAACAGATGGCGCTATTTTTGTAAACATATCTGGAACATAATATGCATTTGGATACAAGAAAGTGGTTTTGAAAGAGCCTGATGGGTCTACGAATGCTTGATTTGGACTATTTTCGAATGCAAATTGAGAACATGGAAATGGAAGACCTGAACCTGCATATGCAGTCATGCGGTCTGGAGGATTTGCGGCAATAATTTTCACCTCTGAAAATTGCGCGAAATTTGCTATCATACCTTCAATCTGCACAGTATGATTATACAAATCAACAGTTGCTTTACATGAGACATATTTGTCTTTAAACGTAATTTCATTATTTGACGCTATATCTGCTGCCATATTTGCCGTATTTGCCATTACTATTATTAGATATATTATTATATATTATTATATATTATTAGATATATTATTATATATTATTACACAATAGATAATAATATATAATAATAGATAATAATAATATATAATAATAGATAATATAAAAATAAGAAAAATAGTGTGATTATTTATGCATCATCAGCGTATAATTTAATTAGAGAAATTGCGACCATCGCCTAAGCCATCGGGATTAACTTCGTGACGTTCGCAAGAAACGCCATTGCATCTAACGACATATCTTTCCGGGAGCATAGTGGAAGGTGTAGCGGCATTGCATGGTGCACATGGTGCAGCGCGGTCAACTGCTTTGTTTTTCTCGTATTCCATGAATGCGTCCGCGTTTTGTTGTAAATACATGCGGGATTCATAGGATGAATGTACCATATTTGCTTTATTTAAAAGATTAAATAATTCGGCATTGACAGCACATCTGGGACGGTAGTCAGTGAAGGCACGACCATCTTCCATGCGGTTGGGGCATTCCGGCATAGGGTTCTTTGCTTCACAACTAGTACATGAAGACATCTTCTAAAATAGAGAGTGATAAAATTAATCACGAGTAATTCCTAATAATCTATCAATGAGAGTTTTTTTTGTGCCTTCGCCCGATAATCCACGTTGAATGCATAAATTCTTAAGATCATCTGGAGACATTTTACCCAGTTTAGTCTTAGAAAGTGGGTTTACATTCTCTGCTTCGGATACTGTTTCATCATGTTGGTCATTGCTTGCACCTCCGCCACCATTAGTACTAGAAGAAATCTCTTCGATAACTACATTTGTTTCGGGAATTTTGGGTGTACTACTCAAAAATATAAATTTAGGCTGAGATTTTTTCATTTCTGTAACTTGTACTTCTACTACCGCCTCTTCTTCGTCTTCGCCTTCTTCGCCTTCTTCATCGTCTTCATCGTCGTCTTCGCCGTCTTCATCGTCTTCATCGTCGTCTTCGTCGTCTTCGCCGTCTTCACCGTCTTCATCGTCTTCACCGTCTTCATCGTCTTCATCGTCTTCATCATCATCATCGCCGTCTTCCTCGCCGTCATCCTCGCCGTCATCTTCTGCGCCACCGAATAATTGTTTCATTATTTCTTTGGCATGAGCATCTGCATCTGCAAAATTCAATGGGCCGCCGTCATTGCCAGAAAACATTCCCATTCCAGGAGTTTGGCAACACGGTCCTCCGAAACAAGCAGTGCCTGCGCCACCCGAAGTGGGCTGTGAAAGAGACATATTACCGACTTTCAGTGAAAGTCGAGTTACTTTATCTTCAATGCGGCATATAGAGCGCCATAAATAAAATAATCCAGTTACCAAAACAATACCGACTAAAGCTATTTGCATATGAAGTATTAAAGAAGAATCGCCTAGCATTTTAATTTAAGAGTACTGGATATATTTTGTTTTTAACTTCAATCGCACGCTTTATTATCTTTTTCGGCAAATCTTTATCTGATAATAATTCGAGCGCAATACATTGAACAGATGGCCCCTTCTTTATTTTATAAGGAAATTCATATTTATAATTACAATTTTCTATATCATTTTCTATTAATTTAGCTTCAACAGATACATTTGTAAATATTCCTTGTGTGCTTTTATCTGTTCCCAGTTTTATAATATCATGATAATGAGTTGTCACCAATAATTTAATACCGGGTAATTTGCCTATATGTTCAATAACTGCAATTGATGTAGCAGTACCTTCTATTGGTGGTGTAGAATGCATAGGTTCATCTAAGAAATATATAGCTTTTTTACCGGCTTCTGCTATTTTTTCCGCTTGTTTAATGAGTTCCGCGCACCTCTTTGCTTCCGCTTCAAATAAACTTAATTTACCAAGTTCATCCGATATTCTTATAAAAGACCCAATGGCATGTACAGGATGTATAGTTGCCTTTGATGCACAAGCAATACCAAATGTCTGTGCTAAAATATAATTGGTACATATTCCACGTACATACGTTGTTTTACCAGCAGCATTCGGACCCGTGATAATTAAACTCTTTTTTAGTGAAACAGAATTTCTAATTTGATTCTCCGGCAAAATTATATGCCCCATTTTCACAAACTTTGTAGCTATATTGTTGTTTTTTCTATTATTATTTGTATTTACATTATTGGTCTCTGCATTATTTGCATTATTCTCTGCATTATTCTCTGCATATACAACTTTACAACATTTAGTATTTTTATTATAGAGTAAATTCTTAACTGATGCACAGACATCAATAGAATATATAGCTCTCATAAGAGATAATATCATTCCTTGGATTGGTTTCTCGGTCATTATTGTATATAATCCTGCTAAGCCTTCGGGAAGAATAAGTTCCTTGCGCGTAGTGTAATCGTGACAATATACTTTTATAGTTTCTTCGGGGATTACCTTTATTATTTTTTGACTTATAGCTACAAATTTAGAAATATTTTCCATTTTTTCAGTAAGATTTTTGCGGATAGTATGTAACATACTAGCAGTCTCGAAAGTCTGTATGATACCGTAAATATATAATCCTATATATAAAATTATCGACAAGGCTCTCATGAATTTATGTGAACCACCGCCTCCTGATAAACTCATTACAATACCTCTCCACATTGCGCTCAAATATGTTTTCAGACTCATATGAATATTCATTTTCTTAAGATAATACCACGGGGACAGTATAGTCACAAGTGGTGATATTAAGTTAAACCATGGCATTATAGATATACGGTATATATGAAAAACTGTTAAGAAATACGGCAATTTATTAATAGAATTTAATATAGGTAGTGTGGGAAACAATATATTTATAGGATACGCTTCTTTCAAAGGTGGTAATGTAAAGAGCCATGCTATATCTTTTTCATATGCAGAAAGAGTTTTTAAATCGTCAGTTATATTTTCCGGAAGCGTATGTAAAGCGTTTTGTCTCTTTTTTAGTAATTCAATATCATATGTCGGCGTTTTAATTATGTTCCATATATGGTGTGAACCTCCACGAGTCGCTGGTTGAGATTTCGCCCAGGTTTCTAATCCGGAATCTTCCCATAATGAATCTATAACATTCACTTTATTTTTCTCATTATATTCAAATGAAATAATTTCGGGAATAATATTTGTTGAAGTGGTGCTATCCAATAATGCATTCGCCCTTTCTTTAGTATCTATTTCATTTCCATATATATCAAAATGTTTTGGTGTTCTATGCATCATTATTATCATAATATAAAGGATAAAAACAATATAAAGAATACGCGAGTTAAAAATTGAATAAGCAAAGGGAGGAGAGGTGGCAAATTTATAGATAAGGAGACTGTAAAGAGACTGTAAAGGAGACTGTGAAGGAATGCAAGGGGAGAGTATAGAGTATATAAGTATACGTTATGGCGGATATATGCATAAGTTCCGGAAAGCGCCACAAGAGAGTGATGAATGGGCTACACTAAGAGCGTGGTATATTGTAAAGGAATTACCAAAATCTATGCCACTTATTGAGAAGGAATGTAAATCTCATATGTGGATAAATATAAAATATTTCGGTATGATTTACAGGTATGAAGGCGATTAGTCCGAAAGTATGGGGAGAATCAGCGTGGATAATATTACATAGACTTTCGTTTTTAATAAAATCTGCGGCTGAAGTGAATACTTTGTTTGAATGTTTAAAAGTCATTTTGCCATGTCCAAAATGCCGGAATAATCTAGAAATGCATTTGAAGAAATGTCCACCTCCTCATACACTCTCGGAAATACCGGAGTTCATATATAAATTACATAAACGTGTAAATGATAGTATAGAAAACAAACAGAAATCGTGTATAACTTTCCATCAAGTTGAGAATTTATATAAACCAATGAGCCGTGATAGCCGCGATAGCCGCGCTGCTCACGCTATGAATGATAAGGAATGGATATTTATAGAAGCGATAATAAATGTACACAAGGGATATTACAAAGAAACTGACCAATATATATCATCACTCAAACTATTTTTGGATTTATGGGTAAAATACACATCCGGTATTATCACATCTGTCACAGATACATCAAGTAAACGAGTATTAAAAGAGTGGTTACATAAAAATAAAAAGGGTGCATTAATGCATTTTAATGAATGCAGTGTTTAATTTAATAAAGTTTGTTCAATAAACCGCCAATCATTCCAGACATTCCGGTTACTTGGGATTTCATTGCATCATGAGATGTATCTACAGCGGAGGCACCATCATTGCCGCCATGTTTCTTTGTTGCGCGACGGCGGCGGCGACCACCATCCATATCGCCGCCAGTGCTGCAAGTGCTGCCACCGTGTTTCTTTGTAGCGCGGCGACGGCGACCACCAGCAAGTGGGCTACCGGGGCTACCGGGGCTGCCTGCACTGCCTATGCCGGATGATTCTATACCCATGGGTACTGGTCCATGGGACATAGGACTTGTATTTGCAGGTGGTGGCATTTGATTATTCATTGCGTCGGAAAATTTAGCAAATGCTGCAGAATCACCACCGCGGTAATGAGTTGCATGGTGGCGACGGCGACGTCCACCAACACTTTGCTCAGCGGTTTTTTGTGCTTCAGCAGCAATTTCTGCCATGTTAAATGGTGTAGCGGGAGCAGCACCGTCACCGTCACCGTCACCGTCACCATCACCGCCCCATGCCATTGCCATATGTTTCTTGCCCTTCATAGCGCCCTTGCGACGACGCCCCCCCGATGGACCTTCCTCCTCATCTGCATTTGCATTTGCATCTGCATCTGCATCATCACCGCCCCATGCCATTGCCATATGTTTCTTGCCCTTCATAGCGCCCTTGCGACGACGCCCCGCTTCTTGAGGAGGAAGAGAATTACGACTTTGACCTGTTATGGCAGCATCATCAGGAGGTGTTTCTGCTGCTGCTTTTGCTGCCGCCGCCTCTGCATCTGCATCTGCATCTGCATCTGCATCTGCATCTTGTTCGGCTTGAAGAGCATTAATTTGTTCTTGAAGAGCATTAATTTGTTGTTGAAGAGCTTTTATTTTTTCTTCTTTTTCGTCGCCGCCGCGGTGTTTGCGGTAGCGTCTCTTACCACCTGCAGTTAAAGATTTGCCGAATGCTTCATCGAGTAAAGAACCCATACGGGAATCATTCATATCGGGTCCATCATTACCACCGACTTTGTGGCCTTTTGCGCTTTTGGCACCTTTTTTTAAAGAATTACGGTATAATTCTTCGGCAGCGAGGAGTAATCCAGCAGAAACCGCACCGGTTAATCCAAAGCCTCCGTTATGATGTTTCGCTTGTTTGCGATGTTTTTTGCCGCCACCTCCCATAATATCTTGAACTGGAACTGACATTCTCCTTTTATATAATAATATAATATTATTTTTTAGACTCTATGGTTAATATATAAAACTAATGTAATTGCCATAATGGTCATAAAAAAATTTAAACATATAACGCCCAGTATATAAGGCAATAAACTAATTAAAATCGGTTTTAATATATATTCATTCCATTCGGGTTTTTCCAGTTCTTTTTTTAAAATTGAGGTAAAAAAACTCAATATATTACTATCGTTCATTATGCGTTATTATAATAGTGAGAAATCCCTTCTTTAGTTTTAGACATGGATTTAAGAATAGAAAATCCGAAGAAAAAAAAAGGTATGTATATATCTAAAGTAGTAACAAATAATAATAAAGAAGTACGACTTAAAATAAATCTAGCTAAATTTATATCTCTTCAAAAAATCCCAGAAAGCGGAGATCTCCTAAAAATATGGTTAAATCCTTCTGTAAATGAAAATATAATAAACATATTTAAAAAAATAGACGAAGAAGTACTACATGCTATTATAGATAATAATGAAATCTGGTTCGAAAATGGGCTATCATTAGATAAAATTAACGATTTTTTCAGACCATCTCTCAATGTTTTAAATAATACAATACTGTTATTAAATTCGAACACAGAAGATAGTTTAATAACATATGATAACAATATAGTCGATTCATTAAATGACATAACTTTTATAGATACACATATGAATATAGAAGTAGAATTAAAGGGTCTTTATTTCTTCCCAAAGAAATGTGGAATTCGCTGGATTATACGCAAAATCATAATTAATAAAGAAAATTCGAACGAAAATACCAGTGACTGGTTAGACCGCAAGACTATAGATGAAGAATGGGAGAATGATTTACACACTATAAATAATAATATAGATGACCACTGTAATAAACTTATAAATAAAATAAATAATATGAGGCAGTTTAAGAAGGAAATAAACGATAGATTCGAAGAATCAAAGAAGATAGATTTAATTGATAAAGAATGGAATAAAATATTGCATAATTTATCTAAAAAAATAATTAAATATTATGACGGAATTTTAGTATAACAATAATTTTATCTATAATAGAATATAGATTGAAGATGGCGACAAAAGCATATATTCCAATTGCTATATTTGTAATCATAGTATTATTATCGTTCTTATTTATTTCCGGAAACAGCAGAGCTCAAGTTTATAACTCTGAGAACTTTGTTGCCGTCCAGAATAATTCTTTCCCAGACCCGAAAATTGCTAATCAATCAATCGCATCTATCGCTAACCCAAATACCGCAGCCGCACAAACCGGTGTAGGTAATTTTAATGCATCGGATACCGATTTAGGCGATGAAATGTTTAGCCGTGTCGTTGGCTCTGCTAATATGGTAGCTTCTGGTTCAGCAACATGCTTCCCTCGCGACCGTTTAACCGCTACTGATTTACTTCCCAAGGATGCCGCAAATAGCCGTTGGGCACAATTAAATCCCGCTGGCCAAGGTGATGTTAGCGATCAAAACTTCCTAACTGCCGGATACCACATTGGCGTAGATACCGTAGGTTCCAGCAAAAAGAACGCTAACTTACAGTTACGCTCTGAACCCGCAAATCCCCAAGTCAATGTATCTCCATGGAACCAAGCAAGTATTACACCAAGTGATCTCGGTAACCGTCAACCACTTGAAATCGGCGGTGACTTCTAAACCAGTATGCCCCCACCACCGCCGCTGCCGCCCCCACTCACATCGCCCCCACCGCTGCCCGTACCAATATTTAATCCTAATCCATTAACATATTCCCATGAGGGCATGAGATTATGAATAGTTTTATTGGCAATATTATCGAATAATTCGTACCGTTTATTTTTATATGTGAGTACAAATCTTCCTGCACTCATTGTCCACCATCTTTTCTCGGAGTCTATTTTTACTTTTTCTGGTGTCTTGTTTTTATTATTATTTGTTTCTCCAACAGATGCAAATATTTTATCAAATATTATTTGTGTATCCCATTTTTCATTTGTATTTATTTGTAATCTTTCTAAAGTCCCATTAATTTTATTACATTCAGCCATCTTTTCTCGGAGATAACAAACAAATGATAATCTATACGCAGAATCTTTACATTCACCAACAGTCTTATCAGTCAATATAGGCGAATTGCAATGATATTCATGTACATCCATAGCGAGAAAATCGCCATTGTTAAGGTCTATTGCGAGTTTATATTTTGGAAAGAGTAAGAGGCCTCCTTTCGAAGTATCAGTTTTACAGACGACGAGATTGCCGAACCCTTTTCTGAAATCTCCTGAGTCTTTATGGAGAGCTGTTCTAAAATTATAATTTACAGTGACAGTGCTAAAAGCGGTATCCAATATTTGATATTTTTTCACTGAATTTGTAGCTATTTTTTGAAGATTATATTTTTCCGGAACAGTTTCAGAAAATACTTTATCAATTTCTTTTATAAAAGGAAGACCCGCAGAATATTTTTCAAAATGGTTCTTACTATACATAGTCAGTCTACAGGGTCTTTTATGATTCGGACTATCAATATAACCAATTATATTTGAATTTGAAACTTTTCCTTTTTCAAACTTTTTTTCAAGTATTCTATGTTCGTCCATACCAGCCGCTGTACCACGATTTGTAGATATCATCTTTCCTGCATCTAAATAACATTGAACGGCAAGGGTGCATAATTCGGAAGATAGAGCGCGAGGTTTATAATAACATAATAGTTCTCCATTTTCTTTTAAAATTTCATATTCTCCGCCGCCGTCTCTCATAGAAGGAATTACAGTCCATGTATTATCATAATCATAATACTTTCCGGGTTCTAATTTAATATTATCGTGTGGCTTTAGAGTTATTTTCATAGAACGCGCACTTATTTAAAGGAATGACAAAAAGAGTAACTAAGGAACGCATATGGCCACATCGGGCCCACCTCAATCTTCAACGAATATTAGTCAATCTTTATTACTAACATCATTGACAAATTATTACAATAGAAATCCAGAGAATCGTCAAATACTCTTTGATATTATTCAAGGTAAATCTAAACTATCATTAAGAATACTCGATTGGTTTGTTACACATTATGCTAAGAACAGTGATATATTATATTGGATTGATGAAAGAGAGAAAAAAATTATTGAAAAATACCCAGATACACAAAATGATATGAATTTACGTAAATTCCATTTATATTTGAAATATCGCGCAGAATTACAATCATATACAAAGATGTTCTTTGATCCGTTTCGTCGTCATGAAAGAATCACGTTTATATTGGAGACGGAACCTGCTTTAAAAACGATAGAGACAACGATAGGTCAATTAAACTTTTTCCGATGGACATTTCAGAATCACGTATTAGTATATATTGAATCACATCTTGATGAAATAGAAGAACATATGGCATCGTATCAAAAAGAAATAATAAAGAATAAATTATCTGGCGGAACAAAAGAAAAGAAAAATAATGGAAATAGAAATACTATTATGCAAGTCCCGTCATTTATCAGATTTGATTGATGCAAATATATCATCTATTGATTTATAAAGATCGGCAAGTGACCCGTTATTTGAAATAGTATATTGGCAGGTATTTTCGCCACCGTTCGTCATAACAGTAAAAGTATCAATTTGTGATTCCCATTCATGATAGGGTTCTATATCTCTAATAATTTTAATAATAATACCATTTCTTTTTTTTATTTCTGCTAAATCATTTTCGTATCGTACATCGGATATAATAATATGTTTTTGTGCCGCCACCTCCGCCGGACTCCTGACATCAAATTCTCCAAAGAGTCTTTTACTGAAGAAATCGGTACCCATTTTGTTCATAAAAGTTGAAGTGATAAATACCATAGCATCTCTAGGGGAAATGTTCCATCGCGGGTCAATGATTTCTTTTTGTGAACCCTCCAGTTGTTCGTATGTAAAATCATAAAGAGATTTTGCAGCATCCTTAATAGGCTTAGATAGTTTTATATTAGTATAGCACGGATATTTTTTAATAATATAATTTGCAACGGTATCTTTACCGCGTCGCGCACGACCTAAAAGACCTATAATATTTGGTAATTGAGACTGCATCTATAAATAAATGCCCAAATCCTTATATAAAGATACTCTGGGTTATGTAATAGGAGATAAAAAATGGCGATGGCGTTGGCCAAGGCTAATAAATTAATATCCCGGACTTTTTTGTTGTCTCCCTCTATTAATAGGAGGACACTCTCTAAGATGGGCAAAGGTAACAAAGTTCGTAATCGTGACAGAGACTGGTATGATAGTGAAGAAGATTTGTTTTCTCCCGGAACTTCACCTATGGTTTCATCATATGAAGCAGCTGCATTATCATCGCGTTCATATATGGGCCGCATGCCAGTAATAACTCCACGAAACGTAACTCAAGAAAGATATATATCATACTTAGAGAATCCGAATCCACCTATTATAATTGCATCAGGGCCGGCGGGATCTGCGAAAACATATTTATGTAATGCCATTGCTATTAAAAAGTTATTAAATGGTACATATGAAAAATTAATAATAACGCGCCCTGCTGTATCCACTGATGAAGATATAGGTTTTTTACCCGGTACACTTGAAGATAAGATGATGCCATGGATGACACCAATATATGATGTTTTCCATAAATTTGTATCACCTGCAAGTGTAAAAAGTATGATAGCTAAAGGACAAATAGAAATATGTCCTCTGGCATTTATGAGAGGTCGCACATTTGATAATGCTTTTATAGTAGCTGATGAAATGCAAAATAGCACACCAAATCAAATGCTTATGTTATTAACTCGTATTGGTGAAAATAGCAAAATGGTCATTACAGGAGATGTTCAACAACATGACCGTAAATTCTATGACAATGGTTTAAAAGATTTCTTAAATCGCTTAAAAAATAGAAAACAAGATACCAACTTCGGATTAATAGAATTTACCGCAGAAGATGTAGTAAGACATCCAGTAATTAAAGATGTTCTTAAAATGTACGATGATAAACAATCTTCATTAATACTGTAAAACACTCTAAAACACTCTAAATTTTATTCTTCGATGTCTTCAGTGCCGGACAATTTTAATTTGGGATCCATAAAAAAGTCATAAGTATCACAATAATCTTCTGGCCATAGACAGAAGGTTAAATCATCATCTGACAGCGCAGGTGTTTCCTCATTCTCTTGATTCTCTGCCTCATACTTATAATTAGATCTAATATTCTTTGGTCCAATTTCTATAGAAGTGTTTGTGTCTTTATTAATATCATGACAACATATAATTTTTTTACGAAAACCATACATATTTTTACTACTACGTTTAGCATTGCGACCTGCCGCCATTGTTGTAGGTTTTACTAAATAAACTCTATTGCGAGGGGCGCAATGTGTAAACATTGATAGTATAAATATCATTTTCCTATTTTTTTTAAGTCTATATAGATACTATATAAATATACTATTTATTTCCTTATTTCGTTTCTTCGGAAAAATAATCGTAATCATCTGGTATAATTTCAATGATTTTTGTATTTGTATTCGTTTTATTTTTGTTTGGTATAAAAATGTTCTTTATTTTATCAATAGCATCTTGAGGAACAATTTCATCTAATACATTCTTTGTGAATTTTATTTCATCTTTAGAAATAACAATTAATTGATCATGTAATTTTTTAAGATCTGTTTTTCTCGTTAATTCAAAGACATCTCGTCGTTCTTGAAATAATTTCTTAAAGTCTGTTTCTTCAGAATTTGAAGCGTTAAATGTAAATGGTTTCATTTTACTAGGTAATGTTTTGCGATTTGTGACTTTTGTTAATTTAAGTATTGGTTGTTTGTTTAAAATAAACATATTTATCTATATAAACGGATTATTTAAATTTCATATGAAAACCGTAAAAATAACTGGTATGAGGGACCTAAAATTTAAAAAAACATCTCCAATGCGCATTCTAAAATTCATAGGCGAAGCAAATATACGGTTAGCGACTGTACGTGATCAATCATTAAATGGTAAATGGCTAAGAAATCAAATTATTGAACTTGGTCCCGCTTTTATAAAACTTGGACAATTTATATCAACTCGTAATGATTTATTTAATAAAGAAATTACAAATGAATTATTATTATTACAAGATAACATACCACAAGTCCCATTTAATGAAATTAAAACTATATTAAATGAAAGTTATTCTGGCGAAGAATTCGCAAACGATTATAATAATGTATTTTCTTATATTGACGAAAATGCAATTGCATCAGCATCAATTGGACAAGTTCATATAGGTAAATTAAAAAATTCAAATAAACTTGTAGCAATAAAAGTACACAAACCCTTTATTGCAGAAAAGATAAATGATGACATTATGACTTTGAAGAATCTTATTAATATTTTACTTATTATCGGTTATTCAAGAGCAAAAGAGTTTGAAAGTATAATTAAAGAATATGAGCGTTTTTTATCTGCAGAATTAGATTTTCGTAAAGAAATGAATCATATGATTCGATTTAAAAAATTACTAAGTGATTTACCAGTAAAAGTTCCAGCAGTATCTGTGAAGTATTCTTCAGAAAAAGTACTTGTTATGGAATACGTAAAATCTATAAAAATATCCGATTTGAAATCTTTTGATTCCGATATTTTTCCTAAAAATGTAGCGAATTCTCTTATTAATATATTTTTATATCAAATTATAAAAATCGGATATGTACATTCTGACCCACATCCAGGTAATATAGGTATATTGAATGATGGTACTATAGTACTCTATGATTTCGGGAATGTAGTCGAATTTAGTGAAGAATTCAAATCAAAAATAAACCAATTGATAATTTCTCTATATCAGAAAGATGTAGAAGAATTTGTAGAATTACTTATAGAATTAGAAATATTATATGTAAAAGATGATATAGAAATAATAGAGATAAAAGCCTTTTTTGGTTATTTCTTCAAATATCTTGAGACACTTGATTTATCTTCATTGAAGGTATCTATGATACAGAATGATTTACAAGGCAATTTCCGGACGAATTTCAAAGTGAATCAGGATTTTCTGTCTTTATTTCGAGTATTTTCGTTATTAGATGGAACATATTCAAAATTAGACCCGAATTTTAGTTATATAAATGCCATTGCACCTTATACGGAAGATTTGATGAATAATCCCGAGTTTTATGATTATCGTGCAAAGAAAGATATACAGAAATTGACATCATATCCTCGTATATTACAAAATACTGATGCGAATATTCTCCGTTTACAACAAAAAACAAAGAATATGAATGTAGATTTCCGTCAATTGCAGTTTTTTGTAGGAATATTTATGATGTTAGATAATTATGAACATTTTCTGCCATTCTTAATGTTATATATTCCATTTCTTTATTATAAAAATAAAAAAGAACAATAAAAAGAACAATTAAAATGATATAAGAATAAAAAATGATATATATATAGTTTCATTTTTATATTGCGATATACACCCTTTTCTTATTATGCATTCTCGGGCAATTTCGCTTCATAATAAAACACAGCAAATAGAAACAGAAGAGTTGCCATATAATCCCAAGAATGTATTATTGCAACATGAAGATTTGCGGGCATTCTTTGATACCAATGGTCTCGAGGGGGTAAAATATAATAATATTAATTTGTATAGAAATGCTCTCGTTCATCGTTCATATTGTACAATGAAGAATGCGGATTTTGAGAGTGGAAACGAAAGATGCCCTGATGGATGTTTACCGCTTCAAGAAATGAGTTATGAAAGACTGGAATTTCTTGGCGACTCTATTCTTGGTGTAATTGTTTCAACGTATTTATATGAAAGATATCCTGACCAATCGGAAGGATTCCTGTCACGTATGCGCACAAAATTGGTAAATGGAAAGATGCTCGGTTTTCTTGCAGGTAAAATAGGACTCGAGAAATTTGCTATTATTTCAAAACAAATTGAAGAAACGGGTGGGAGAAATAACTATAAAATTATGGAGGATATGTTTGAAGCCTTTATAGGTGCTATCTGTATGGATTTTCAAAATGAAAGCGATTATGTGATAATGCCAGAGAAAATGAAAATAACACCTCTCACAGGTGCGGGATATTATATAGCAGAAATGTGGGTTATAGGAATAATAGAGAAATTCATTGATTTCGCGGAATTAATACAGATTAAAACGAACTTTAAGGATATGTTAAGTAAATATATGCAGCATACCCATCAAGATGCGCCACGTTTCTTTGAAATATCTGTTGATATCCGCGATAATAAGAAAGTATTTACATATTGTGTTAAAAACAAATATAATACAGTACTCGGGAATGCAAAAGGAGATTCAAAAAGAGACGCTGAAAACAATGCATCCCGTGAAGCACTCCTCTATTATTCCCAACCTCTTGAATAAATCAAAAATATAAACCTAAACAAACCTAAACAAACCTAAACAAATCTGAAAGCAAACCAGTTATTTAGAATTAATCCACAATGCATGATTGCATTATTTATATATACATTTTTTATTATTTTAGAAGTATATAATACAAAACCGCAAATATATACAAGAACGTGTATAGCTACAAATTTAAAATCATTATTCCATAGAATTGGAATATAATGAAGAAAGAATATCCAAGAATATTTTACAGAAATTTTTCTGATTTTGTTTTCATTATTTCTACCAAGTGCCATTTTTATTTCTTCAAAAAGAAGAAAACAGCTACAAATGAAAATTGTAATAGTTATGGATGATATAGGCCATGGCATATTATATGACAGTCCAACGTGAAGTATAATATGTGATATATAAATTGTCACTATGTCGCGCAATAAATTCATAAAATGAAAATAATAATACTATTATCATAGTATATGCACTCATAGAATTTTTATGATAATATGATAATCCTTTCAATAATAACATATATTAACATATAAAGACAAAATAGATTAATAATAAAAAACGATGACAGCGATACCACGTACTATTTTTCAGACATGGAAGTCAAAGACAGTAATACCAGAAAATATGGCATATTGGCAAACGACTTGGCGCAAACATAATCCAACTTATGAATTTATTCTATGGGATGACAATGATAATCGCACATTTATTGAAACCCATTATCCATGGTTTTTAGAAAGATATGATTCTTATCAACATATGATACAACGTGCAGATGCTGTAAGATATTTCTATTTATATCATTATGGGGGAGTATATGTCGATATGGATTTTGAATGTATAAAGAGTTTCGACGATATTTTACAAATGGAGAATGAGAATGATGTAATATTGGGAAGAATGGGAGATGCAGAAAAATATCAACATGAACATAATATACCAAATGCAATTATGATATCTAAACCGCGCGAAACTTTTTGGATTTGCGCGTTTTTCTGTTTATTAAAAGCGAATCCCGCAGATCACAGAGCGGAATATACAACTGGTCCAGTTATATTAAAAGAAACTGTTGAAATATATAATGAAATAATCGACAGAGGCCTAGATATTACAAAATTACAATGGTATGATGCCCTCGTAGATATATTATTACCTTATACAAAACCAGAACAGTCACGAATGTCACGAATGTCACGAATGTCACGGATAAAAGTATTGGACGGTGACTATTTTTACCCATTAAATTGGAGAGACTGGGAACAACAGGTTGCCATGAGACATCCTGTTATAGAGAAAAATGAAATTTATAATCCTGAAAAAGTAGCTACATTATTCCCAAATTCATATGCAGTAACCTATTGGACACATTCATATTAATAGCACACATCGTAGTATGAGTCTATTTATATCTAATATGAGCATGTGCGGTTAAAAAGTCATAGTCACTATTTTCAAGTATTTCACTGGAAATATCCCATTTTAAAGGTCTAATTCTTGCACGATCTTTAAAAAATGTGTGTATATAACAAAAATATATTTCATATTCACTCATACCAGAATTATTATACCAATTTGGATCAACATTAATTAACATTGCTTTCCATAAAGGCAAATTCCAATGTTTTTCTACATCGTTAAATAAAGAATCCAGAATATCTTTTTGAAATAACATATGATGAACTATACCAGAAAATTCATGATGTATTTCATTTAATCCTGGTAATAATTTATTCATATGAATATAATATGGTCTATGTTTTTCTGTACTTATACAATATAATGCATACTTATTATCTTCTGTAATGAATGATATTGGTTTATAAAATATTGTTTCAGAATCTAATATTAAAATATTTTCACTAATATTTGGTATTACTTTATATGCATATAATTTAAGTAATTGTTGGTAATACCAACCTGCACGATTTTCAAATGTTATAATAGATTTAATATCATTAATTGTAAAAGGAAAAAGAGTTTCTGGGATATGTATAGCATTATCTGTATATTTTTCATCTGAAATTACATATATATTATTTACATCAGTTATATATTTTTTTGCATTTTTAATAACAATTTCTAATGTTTCTAAATCTTTCTTACATGTAGGAATAATTATATCTATTATTACCATTTTATACTTTTTATATTATTATTTATATTTTTATATAAGGATGAAAAAAGATATATAAACAATATAGGGTTTTATTATAATGAATGTTTTGATTGTTACTGCTTATAAAGATATAAATAGAGGTTATTGGAATGATGAATGGAATAGACCAAAGGATACTTATATATCATGGTTCATAAACATGATAGCAATAAAAAATCAAAACATAGTATGTTTTTGCGAAGAGGATGTCAAAAATGATATTATAAAAAGACTAGATGGAACTCTTCCATCTCATTTAAAACTATTAGATATTGAATTAAATGATACGTTATTTATAAATTATGAAAAAGAAAAGGAAATAATGGAATCTGCTTATTTTATAAATTTACTTAAAGATCGTAGAGAACAAAATAGAAACCCAGAATTTTGTAAACCAGAATATACATGTATTACAAATAGTAAATCAATGTTTTTAAGACGCGCTTCAAATATGTTTAATAACTATACACATTATGCATGGATGGATTTCGGATTTATTAGACAAACACCTCCAATAAACCTAAATTGGAATTGTTTAAATGATAATAAAATACATATAGCTACATTTAAGAATATTTTACAAGATGAAAATATTACTCCGATATTTGCTTTACAAAGTTGGGATGATTTTGTACAAGGTGGTGTATTATTTGTACCTAAATATCTTATAGAATGGTTAGAAACTGTTTATAAAATACAAATAAATATTCATTATTCACTTGGAATAACTGATGATGACCAAGGTATAATGCTCCAAATAATACAGAAATATCGTAATAATTTTACATTACATATTTCTAAGCAATGGTTCGCTATGTTACATGTGTTAGTCTAATTTCTATATTTAACATAATCTACAGAATTATATTCGTTTTTATTTTTTTCAAGAACAAATTTAATATCCATTGCATTTCTAACAATTTTATCAATATTTAATTTTTTTTCATGTACTATCCAATACATTAAATGCTCTAATAATTGTGTTTCAGGTGAAAATTTATATCCAACTTCTTTTAATAATACATCATAATATGTATTATATGAACATAAACCATTATTTTTAAAAGAATATTTTATATTACCAGGTATATATTCACCAATATATTTTATTAAATTGCAATATATCGCCATTATATATTTTTTACCTACTGCAAATATATCCCAACACATATATAATTCTACGTCATTATTAATAATAATATTATTAAATATAGATTCACAACTTGATAGAAAAATTGTATCTGGTCTTAATCGAATAATAATATCATATTCTATATTTGTTTTATTCATTGAATACCATGCTAAATATAATCTATACCATTGCCATATAGGTCTAGAATAATAACTCAAATCAGAAATATCATTATCAGATGACTTAGGATATCTATTTGGTCTTTTAAGAGATTCTTTTGTAAATCCAATTATACCAGGTTCAACGTCTTGAGCAATTATAATTTTAGAATTATTTCCAAAAAAATCTTGAATTTTATTTATATTATATGAATTCTCATCAGTGGATATATATATATCAAATGTATTATTTTTTCTAAATTCTTGTGTAAATAAAAACTGATTCCAAGACTCTAATATATCATTAGAATGATCATTATTAATATTAAATCCATTTTTACGTAATTGTCCTGACAGTAAAATTGCAATTTTCATAATTATAACTTTATCTCTATATAGATTTATAACTTTATCTCTATATAGATTTATAACTTTATCTCTATATAGATTTATAACTTTATCTCTATATAGATTTATAAAAAATATATAAGGATTCGTCCATTTTAAACTTTCAAAGGTCTAAAGGATATTAATAATAAAAATATATAAAATGTATTTTATATCACATAGAGGTAATATTAATGGACCTTTACCTGAAAAAGAAAATAACCCCGATAATATTAAAGATGTATTAAAAACATATGATGTAGAAATTGATGTATGGTTTAGTAATAGTGAATGGTATTTAGGACATGACGAGCCTCAATATAAAATAGATTTTGATTTTTTATTACATCCTAAATTATGGTTACATGCAAAAGATTTAGTAACTTTAACAGAACTTTTGAAATATTCTAAACATCTACACATTTTTAGTCATATATCTGACCCAGTTATATTAACATCAAGAGGAATACCATGGGTTTACCCAGGATATCCTATAAATAATTATACAATATGTGTAATGCCAGAAAGGACAAATAATTATAATGAAGATCAATTAAAAAACTGCTTAGGTATTTGTAGTGATTATATTAAAGATTATTATAGTAAATTTAGATAATTTTTATTATAATATTCGAGATCTTCAGGTGTACCTAACCCCCACATTTTTTTACATTTAGATATTTTTATTTTTTTACCATCTTTTATTGCTTCATTATAAACTGGACATACATAAAATTCATTATTAACTCTCATGTTTTTATCTATCATTTGATTTGCATATTTTATAAAATCACAAGCTTTATTCCAATAATATATACCAGTTGATGCATATTTACTAATAACTTCTTTTTCTTTCACTTCAGTTACATATCCATTATCATCTATTTTTGCATAACTCCATTTATTATCAGTCATATCATGTTGTTCAAATACAGATATAGTACCATCTATATTTTTACTTTGATATAAAAATGCATTGGGGTCCCAATCTAAATATTGGTCTGAATTCGCAATTAACAATGGAATATTATCATCTAATATATCTTTAGCTAATAATACACTAGATGCAGGTCCTTCTGTTGTTATATCTGTTTTTATAATATCACAATTTGGTGCTATTTTTTTTAATTTATTTTCTAAATCCCATTCTTTATTTTCTAAATGAAATTTAGAAACAATAAATATATATTTAGCATCACTTAAATTTAAATTCTCAATTACTAATTCTATCATCATTTTACCATTAATATTAATTAATGGTTTTGGTATAGTATAGCCTACATTACTAAATCTAGACCCTTTACCTGCCATTGGTATTACGACCTGTATTTTATTTTTCCATTTTGTGTTAATAATTTTATTTAAATTATTTCTGGTTGCTTCTATAATTGATCTATTAATATATTCTAGCGTTACATCTGAAGTATCTGCAACAGGACATAAATGAGAACCTGATAAAATTGCGGCAGTTTTACCAATGGGACTATCTTCTATAATTAATACTTGTTGTGGTATTAAATCATTATCTATAATACATTTCATATAAATTTGTGGGTGTGGTTTACATAATTTCACGTCTTCATTTGAATATATGTTATCAAATAAATCTATAATTTCCAATGATTTTAATATCTTATGTAAAGTTAATTTAATTGAATTTGAACAACAAAAAAGTTTATAACCTTCTCTTTTTAAATTATTTAAAATATCAAATAATTTCTCATCTTTATGTATATATTGTTCAATACATGTTATAGTGTATTTTTGTTTTTTCCCCCAAATTTCATTATGTAAATTTATTGGCAAATTCTTTTCTTTTGTCAATAAATTTAGTTTTTCTTTAGTTGGTAAACCATCATATTTACCAATGTGTTCTTCAATATTTATCTCATATCCATAATCTTTTAGAGATCTATTTAAAGATTCATAATGTAAATTGCGCGAATCTACTAAAACTCCATCTAAATCAAATATAATTGCGTTAATTTTTTTCCATTGATTGTCCATAATATATTTATATTATATTTCCTTATATTAATTTAACTGATAAAATTTCTGTTATTTCTTTTGGAAACACAGTATATCCACAATCAACAATTCTTAAATTATTTACCGTATGTGTTATATATATTTGTTTTGGTAAACTTATTATATAATTTAATAATTTATTCTTAACTTCACAAGATATTTCTTTTACGAATCTTAATATTGTAATATGTATTATATCTAAATAATATAATTCTCCTTCTACTAAACCAGTATTTCTTAATAAATCTCTCAATTTATTTATATCTATATCTGCCGTTCCGCATAAAGTTAATCCTGATTTCACTGGTATAATTCTATTATATACTACATTATAATGTTTTATATTTTTTTTTATAAATTCTTTAATATTTTCATATTTTCCATTATCAATCATTCTAGATTCTAATGGTTCTAATGACCATTTATCAACAATTAAGAATGTATTATGTAGTCTCGGTATTATATAAGTATTTTTATTTAATATTGTATCTAAATTATTTTTTAAATTATACCAATTATTTGTATATTTAAAATCATCATAATTTAAAATAGCAACACATTTTCGAGTATCTTTTAATGTTCCAAGAATATTATCAAAGTAAAAATTATTACTATTTAAATATTTAATATTTCTATCAAACATTTCATTATAAATAGAATCCATATAAATAGTTATTTTTATATCTCTAAATTAAAATTATTTTGGATAATCTTCGTAAAAATAATTACGTCCATGCAAAACATATATAGGATTTTTACAAACTATCCTATTATCATATGATGTATTCGTATCATATGCTCCATCGACTAATACATCAATTTTATTATCAAAATATTTTAATAAATGATTACCCATATAATGCATACCAGAAGGTTCTCTTGAATATTCTGGTGTATTTACGTAATTTGATAATATTTCGTTAAATTGTCTTAATTCATTATTCTCATTTTTAATAATAAAAATAGTATCTGCCATAAAATTTAAAAAATCAGGGTATTCTAAATGTTCATCTGACATTTTAAAAGCCAACCATAAATTATTTGAAGTTTCACTAAAAACCCGAGAAGTCCATGCTGATATTTTTTGTTTATATAAAAAGTCAAATCTTAATATTATAATAAATTTATAATTATTTAACTGAGGAAAATGATTTATTCCATCTGATAACATTATTGATTGTGTTACATTATTATTTTTTTCACGTAAAAAGACTTTGTCTTTATCAAAATTATTTATTATAAACGAATCATGTTGTTCATCTGTTAGATAACATTATTACATCCAAATGTATCTTGTAGAGGTACAAATACATTATTTATAAATGATTGATATGTATTTTTAAAATCAAAAGAATTATGAGAATTAGTAAAATAATGAGATGTCTCTGGTTTATAATGGATTCCTCTTAAAATAATAGCTATATTACTCATCATCTAAAATAATAATAATTTTATTCTTTTATATTGTTTTTTTTACTATTGTTAAAATTTTATATGAAAAATCTCAGCTCATTTTATCATTATACTACACCCCCATTTCCCATTTAAGGATTCGTCGATTTTTTAATTTCTAAGATCTTAAATATAATAAACACAAATTATGTACCATTTTATAACATATGCAACTAAATCACATAGTAATCATGCAATGTCACTTTTAAATAGTGCAAAGGATAACGCAGATTTTGACATTCTTGAAATGTATAGTCCTGACATTTTAGACTCCGATTTTAAACTTCAAAATGTAGCTATATTATCACAATCAAAAGGAGCAGGGTATTGGTTATGGAAACCATATATTATTTTAAATAAATTGCTTAAAATGAATGATGGTGATATATTATGTTATTGTGATAGTATGTATTTATTTAAATCATCTATTAAAAAGTTAAATATAGATTTTGGAGAAAATGATATATTTATAACTCATAATAAACCAAATGAACCAAAATATATTGAGAAGTTATTAACAAAAAGAGATGCTTTTATATTAATGAACACAGATAAACCAGAGTTTCATAATACACCACAAGTTTGGGCTGGATTTGCTATTATAAAAAAAAGTGAAAAATCAATTAAATTTTATACTGAACTTTTGGAATATTCAAAAGATGCGCGGATTATAACTGATATTCCGAGTACACTGGATAGTGAATATGCAGAATTTCGCGAAAATAGACACGACCAAACAGTATTAAGCTTACTCGCTAAAAGATATAATATTACATTTCACGATTTCCCTATGAACCTTTTACATAATTTGCGAGTTCCATTTCCATCTTCCATTTATTAAGAAGCCATAAATTATAATATAGAAAAGATATAAGGAAAATATTTATTTATATAATCTAAATGGATTTTGTTAAAGAAATAATATATAATAGAGATACTAATAAATTTATTGTTTTTGTATCTTATTATTCTTTAAATGAACCTATATATCGTGTTATAGAAAATAACGATCATTTCAATAGTTATATAGAATTTAATGGCAAAAGAGTAATTGGAGAAGACCCACGACCATTTATTTTAAATAACCAAAAAACATTTATTAGTCAAAGATTTGTAGATGGTATTCATACAATGAATCAGAATATAGTAAATTATGAATCAGGTAATAGTTATAAATATATAGTAAAAATAAATAATTTCAATTATGGTAAAAATTGGACACCATTCGTTGTAAATAACAATTTGTTTTTTATACATTGTTTTGACCCATTTACTCTTATTCATAATAATGAAGTTATTATAAAAATAGCTACAAATTTAGAAAAATGTGTGAGTGATAATTTTACGAGTTATAGAGGTGGTACAAATGGTTTAGTATATAATAATTATATTTTTGGAATCGGTCATTTTACACCATGTTTTGATGATCATAGACCATTTTTATGGGTTATTGATTTAAATAAAAATACATTTGAATTAGGACAAATATCTGATTATAAAAACAAACAGATATATTCATTAGGAGACCCAACGTCTTTATGGATTGAAAATAGAGATATATATTGTAGTATATTTGAATCTTATAAAGGATGGTATCATTTAGATACTAAATGTATTTCTCGTATATTTAAAATCGATTTTGATAATTTATATGGAAATATTAAAAATGAAAAATCTTATAAAATATTTAATCTAAATTGTGGTGGTATTATTAGTGGCAGAAGCGTTACGAACTAAATCGCGAAGTCGAGTATCTAATACTTCATTTTTATCATGATCTTTAAAATAATTACCATGGTAATGTTTATCTGCTTCCTCTATACTTAACCCATTATATGGACAGGCACTGCCCCTGGATATCTTAACTTTATTAAATCTTTCTAATGATCTAATACCATAATGATTCAAATATAAACTATGATTTAAAGTAATTTGTGGTAATGTATGTGTATTGTGATAATGTATATTAATATGTGTAGTATACATTGTACATACTATACCTTTTATATGATTATTGTAATGCCATTTCATAATAAAATTTTCACGTATACCACCATCGGGTTCTTGAATAAAAGCATTTGAACCAAAAAACTGCCAATTTGTAAAAATAGCACTCACTTTATTTTCATATTGTTTTAACACAGTTGGTATATTTTTTTCTGGATAAGCATACCAGTATTCATCAAAATCAGCTATAATTAACCATTCTGTATCATTTTTAATTAATTCAAATATTTCATTATAATGTTTTACTTGTACTTGTTTTTCTGGTCTTTCATATAATGTCACAATATTGCTATCAATATAAGGTTTTAAAATTTCTATATAATTATCGTTAGAACAATTGTTAATTATATAGAAATGTTCAATACCTTGCCATAAATAATGATCTAACCATTCTTTCATACCATCTGCTTCATTTTTAAAAATACCTAAAAGAGATAAATAATACATTTTAATTATTAATTTATTTTTTCTTTTATATACTTTATTTAAATTATTTATTCTTTATACACTTTTATACAAACATCTTCTTTGAATAACCAATCACTGCGCAAGCAATTCTTTTACCGGCATTTCCTGTTTTAAGCGATTCTTCGTCTTTACCCATTCCACAATCATCTATCTTTTCATGAATAACAATGCAGCGACCTATAATATTACATTTAGTCCCTGTTAATTTAATCATATTATCTTCAAATTTCATTCTACATATTCCATTTGTATCGGTAATAATATTCCCTAAGTCTCCTACATGTCTTATTGCAGATTTTGGTCCACCATGTGTTTTATGAAAAGGATTTAGATGTGAACATGCAGATAAACATCCTTCTGATAAATCACCCGCTTCGTGTATATGAAAACCTAATTTTGAATTTATAGGAAGTCCTGATATATCAATATCAATGAAAACACTATTCTTTTTTTTATAAAAATAAACAGTACCCTTTATTTTTATATCATTGATAAAAGCTATACCAATAATTTCTTTCATTAACTATTTATTATTTTTTTATTTACTATAAATTACGTAAATTAATTATCTAATAGCAGCATATAAAGATTTAGGAATTTATTTCAATTAAATGCTTCATTTATTTAAAGCCGGGGAAGTAGTTGGAAAATCATCAACACCTGCGGCTACACCCACGCCCACGCCCACGGCCACAACTACACCCACGCCCACGCCCACGGCCACAACTACACCTACAGCTACGCTACAACAGCAAAAGCCACAAAAAAATATAGAAATTAAAGCCTTTAAACTCCCTTCAAATCCTCTCGAAGAAGATACAATTATTATTGATAAAACCATTAAATCTACTTATAAAAACTTGCAGACATCGGGGAAGGTAACGCAAGTAGCGCAAGTAGCGCAAACTGCGAGGCCGACAAGAGTTTTATTCTGTGGAACATATCCTATAGGCCAATCCAACGGATATAGTCGTGTTGTTTATTATATTTCTAAATTTTTAGGATTAAAAGAAGATATCGATTTAACAATATATGGTTTTCAAAATTATAATCAAACTGCTGGAAGTGAACAAAGAAATGATATACCACCGTCAGTAAAATTACACGATGCTCTGGCTACTGAAGAACCTAAAAGAAACGGATTCGGTGAGAAGGAAATAGCTACATTTCTCAAGAAAAATCCTCAAGATATTGTCATTATTTTTAATGACATGGTTATAACCTCGGCTCTTGTACAAACTATCGTTAATGAAATGTCCGAAGAAGAACGTAAATCATTCTTAATGGTATCTTATATGGACCAAGTATATCCCTATCAAAAACCCCAATATATTTCTATGTTAAATATCTATTTCGATGCTATCATAACTTTTACTCCTTATTGGAAAAAGATTGCACTTGAATTAGGTATTGATAAGAAAAAACCAATGTATGTATTACCACATGGTTTTGACCATACACTCTATTATCCTATTCCTAAAAAGGTAGCGCGTATTTTCTACCAAATTCCTGAAGATAGTTTTGCTATTCTTAATTTAAATAGAAATCAACCTCGTAAACGTTATGACCATACAATTATGGCATTTGCTGACGTTATTTCGAGATATTATAATTTAATTCAAAAGAATGAAAGCGCAAAAATAAAGAAATACATTCGTCCTATACGTCTCGTTATAGCCACAATGATAGATGGCTCGTGGAATCTAATGGAAATATTAGAACATGAACTTAAATCGCGAAATGTGCCATACGAATTTGGTAAAGAATGTGTCGTTGCTCTCTCAAAACCTCAACAATTGAGCGATAGAGATATTAATATATTATATAATGCATGTGACGTGGGACTAAACACATGTGAAGGTGAGGGTTTCGGTTTAACTGTTTCTGAACACGGTGGTATTGGCAAACCTCAAATAGCTCAAAAGATTGGAGGCATGCAAGAATTTATGAATGAAAATAATTCAATTATAATTGAACCTAAATGGAGATATTATATAGATAAACAACGAGATGGAATAGGTGGAATCGCAGAAGTAGGTGATATAAAAGATTATGCTGATGCTCTATGGAAATATTATAATGATGAAAAATTGGCTGAAAAACATGGCAAAAAATTTAGAGAAAATATGCTACAACATTTCCAATGGAGTACAATAGTAGACCATTTCCATAATATTATTTTAGATATTAAAAATAATGTTAAAAAAACACCCCAAACACCCCAAACACCCACAGTCACTAAATAAGGCAATAAATAATAATAGAAATAATAGTAACTATAAATATGAACGCAAATGCATTATATAAAAGAAGTAGTTCCGTATCTAGTACAAAATATATATTAAATTGTAGTGAAAAAATTACTGAAAATAATCCAACTACTAAAGATTGGTTAAATAATCTGAAATTTTTAAAGACTATATCACGTACTAAATCGGAACAAATGACACATAAAAAAATACTTGAAGGTGTTCTTATGAAAAAACATGATGTAGTTATAAAAATTTCAGATACAGAAGAGAATCTGAAATATGAATATGATATTTATCAAAAATTAGTTGAATATAAAGTGAAAGGTATTTTACATTATATTTGTTATTTTGAATGCATGGATAATATTAAGAATATTAATGAAAAACGTGATGGAATATGTGAAGGTACGGGAAATAATACACGCATTTTAGTTATGGAATATATAAAAAATAAGAGTTTTGGACTTTATGCATGGGAAAATAGTAATCAAATTAAATCTTGTCTAAAACAACTCTTATGTACTTGTTTAGATGCATTTTTGAAATGCGGATTTATTCACGGAGATCTAAATTGCAATAATATCCTTATAAAAAATACAAAATCTACAACAGTTACATATATAATAAATGGTAAAGTTATTATTATACCACTCTATGGCTTCAAAATTAAATTAATGGATTTTGAATCAAGTAAAACTGGAGGGACTATAAAACAATTTTATAAAGATTTTAGATATAAATTTGCCAGTTCTTTTACTGAATATATTGGAGGTGAAGTGGAATTTATTAATAATCAAGCAGTTAAGAAATTATATGATTTATTCGTGAAATATTATGAAGAATGTATACATAATAAAGATTCTTTATGGGTATTCGATTTATTTCCAATTATTGATAAATTATAAATTATAAATTATAAATTATTAATTATAAATTATAATATACGATAAAAAAACTATAAAAACTATAAAAGAAATAAAAATAAAAAACTAAAGTATTAATAATGGCAGGAAAAAGACACACAAAGAATTCAAAATCAAAATCAAATTCAAAATTAAAATCGCGAAGAGGAAAGAAATATTCTTGCGCTGGAGGTGGCGACGGCTACGATCCTGGTCATGTACCTGTAGCGACCATCATAGGTGGCGCTTTCGCAATAAGTACAGGGTTCATTGTAGCTATATTATTTACATTAATAGCATTAGGGATTATTGGTTTAGGTATATATATTCTAGTTAGAAAACCATTATATGATGGAGATACAACCGGTACTGTATCATCTGCATCATGTGTTAATGATAATTGCACTATAGTTGTGACATATACTCCTCAAGGTGCACCATCAGCAATTACATCAAATCAAATAACTATTCAAGGTAACTATAAAACAGGAGATACAGTAAATATTAGTTATGCTACTTCAAGTCCAAATACTTTTGCCATTAACTTAATAAAACCAAAAGTATTCGGTGGTTCTTTTATAGGAATTGGCGCATTCCTATTAATACTCATATGGGGTATCTATTATTTTACACATCGCAATACGAGTTCGCAGTCTTCACAGTCTTCGGTATCTTCTTCACCCGCAAATTATGAATCTAAAAAAGATATTGAAAATGAAAATATAAATGGGAATATGAATAATGAACAAATTGATATAAAACCAATGAGTCAAGGACCGTCTCTCCCACCGCCGATGCCGCAACCTGGTATTCCGAAGAATTATGAAGAGAATCCTTACGAACAATAATAATCAAGCCTAATAATCAAGCCTAATAATCAAGTCTAATAATCAAGTTTGTTTATCTTATTTCTTCTTCTTGTAAAATTCCAGCATTCTTATATAAAGTATAATTAAAGAACTTATTTGGATAGTCATCAACAATTACATATTTTTTACCTTTATAGGAAACTACTTTCCCTTTAATTTTACGTGTTCTCACGATTTTGTGTTTATCTCCCTTTCCTTTACCATTATTACTGTCATTATCTATGCGAATATCTGGGACAAATGCATATGCATCATTATCTATTGGAATCGGGAACGAATAACACTGCATACCTTTCCCTAAATCTAATTCATTGAGAGTTGCATTTGTTCTGCAATCTACCGATGCAGTTTTCAAGTTGTTTTGAAAGGCTTGAATAATCTCATCTTTCTTTAACGCTATTTGCATAATATGTGCATCACTCGTTAATTCGTTATCAAGACTGCGCAAACTGAAATTATCCTTTAATTGTTTTTTTGTAAATATTGATGTATATATATAAACACTCACATTTTGCTCATCTTTAGGTAATTCTAAATGAGACCCAGCACGAGCCGCGCGACCAATAACTTGATCAATGCGAACACTATTCCAAAAAGGTTCTGTTATGAGAACACATCGGACATTTTTAAGAGATATACCTTCAGCACCACTTTGAGTAATCATAAATGTCTTGAACATTTCACCCCTTAAATTTGCTTTTAATGAGCCAGGTCGTGCTTCTTCTATATTGTTATATATTCCATTATATAATTGCAAAAGTATATTTGCTTTTTCGCGATCTGTATCAAATACAATGAATCTCTTGCCATCATATTTCGCATCTAATACTTCTTCTTCATCAACAATATTCCATATAACACTATCGTTCTCCTTTGATTTCTTTTCAATATGGACTTCTTTATACCCTGCAGATATAAGTGCTAAACGTAAAACACCAAGACCTTCTACTGTCCTAAATTGAGAATATATTAAGCACTTTCCTTCTGTACTATTTACGCGTTCTATTATTTTAGCGAATTTCGGACTGTAGAGTGTACGTAAATTTTCAATACTCAATAAACTCGGGTCATCTGCCAATTTCTTTATAGACGTTTTAATTATTTCCTCATAATCCTTTTTCAATTTTACCTTGTCAATTTTATCGTGTTTATCATTCCCTTTGGCAGCCTCGTTTTTATCGTCTTCATCATCACTTTCTTCATCACTTTCTTCACGGTCAATTTCCATTTTCAATGCTTTACGTAAATCCTTCGGAAATGGTCTTTCAATATTATTCGGAAATACAAAATTACATGCCATTCTGCTAAATGCACGATATACAGATGTTTTCTTAGCCATTACACCACCTTTATTTTGACGAGACCTTCTTTCCATCACACGTTCTTCATCACGGACAATTAAATATTTACTAAATTGATGATCACTCAGTGGTATTTGTTCAATAACTTTTGGTAATACCGTTGGGAAATATTCACTTCCAATATTCTTAACATATGATACAGTTCCTAATATTCTACGTTTAAAAAGATCATTATTCTTAACACGCGGATTTTCACGATCAGTTTCATCTAAGAATAAATTATTAAAATCATCCTTATTTGTCGGCAATGTAAACATTTCTGTAAGTTGCGTACGTTTCACTACACGAATATGTTTCGCAATTTCACTATTCAAACCCTTTATAATATCAGTAGATGTCATACCACCACCCGCATTACTCCCGCCCGCACCACTGCCACCGCCGCTGCCACCGCCGCTGCCGCTCGTCCCGCTTGCAGTCCCGCTTGCGCTGCTCGTTGTGTTTTCACTCGATGAGCCTTTTATTGCCTTCATTTTACCATCTCCATCATTTACAAATCCTTCTGGTAATAAAGTAATTAGTATTTTCTTTTCTTGATTCAATACAAAATATTGATCTATAAATTTCGCGAATTTATTTTCAGTTAATATATCATCAATCTGTCTTTGTTCGGGTAATACTGCATCTTTTAATAAAGGAAATTCATAAACATTAATATATCCTCTGACCAGATTCAACATAATACTTAATTCAAATGGATGATTAATAATTGGTGTTCCTGTTAATAAAACCAATTTAATATTTGAAGCATCCATGATTTTCGTGTAAATAGACCTTGTTATCTTGCTGCCATTTACAACTCTACTTACAAAATTATGCACCTCATCAACTACTATGAAAGCATCGTTGAAGAAATCTTTTTTATACTTTGCAAGAGCAGATTGTGTAATACCATTATAACGGATAAATGTATAATTTTTATTGATTATTTCTTTTAATGTAGCCTTTGCAGATCTCTGTTCAGATTCCTCCAGGTCCTTCCATGCTATATCTTTACGTAATACTGCATTTGGAGGTAATCCTTCAGAGAACGGAAACCATATTTTTGAATTCTTTTTTAGAAAGTTTGGACTTACATCCAAAGCGAGCGCGGCATCCGCTTGTTTTGTAGCTATCTTTTTAATTTCAATATATGACCATAACTTCTTCGTAGGGTTCCCAGAAGATGCATGTTTCATAATTTCATCTCTATAATTCATCTCTAGAGATGCAGGTAATAATACAATTATTTTCTTATTCTTATTAATAAATCCTTCAGCAGCAGCAATAGAAGACGCTGTCTTACCACTCCCTAATCCATGATATAATAAGAGACCCCTATAAGGAGAATTATATTCCATAAAATTTCTTACAAATACTTGATGCGGAAATAACTCACCAAATGGTGTCTTAACATCTCTTTTTTCATGATTAAATGTTCTATAAACCCAATCAAGGAATCCTTGACGGTTGTTATTGGCCCATTCATTTATTTGTGGCATCTATTATAATCTACAAAGAATAAGATTTCTTCCGTATAAAGAAATGCCCATTAAGAATATAATTAATCTCATATGGAGGCTCAGGAACATGCACAGTCTCATGCCCAGTCACATGCACAGTCTCATGCCCATACGCAAGCACTTCAAAACTGTAATTTATATATAGATTCACGTGAAGCGAAACTTATAGAATATTTAACGTATTTAAATATAAATTTTATACAAAAACAATTAGAAATTGGTGACATAATTATAGAATCACTCGTACCACAATTTAATATAATATTTGAACGTAAAACATATCAAGACCTATCGTCATCGATAAGAGACGGCAGGTATAAAGAACAGAAACTGCGGCTCATATCATCAAATCCTCCGCATAATTGTGTATATATTTTTGAAGGTAATAGAAATGATATTGATGCATCTACTCTTGATGGAGTAGTATATCATTCAATGTTTCGGGATAAAATGCACGTTTTATTTACAGATTCTGTAAAGAATACTGGAGATCTTATTTTATCAATATTTAATAAATGTATAAAAAATCCCAGTAAATTTGTAGCTACAAACGGAGAAACAGATTATGTCGCGAGTCTTAAAGTTAAAACATGTAAGGCTAAAAATATAAATAAAGAAACATGTTATATATTACAATTATGCCAAATACCGACAATATCACATATAATAGCAAAGGAAATCGCCGCTAGATACGGAACTTGGAAAGAATTAATATCAGCCCTGGAAAATGCGCCAAATAAAATATCTGTTTTAACAACCATTCCTATGATAGGTGATAAAAAAGCAAAAACTATTATAGAATATTTAGATTGTTAAGTGTATTCGTGTATTTTAGTGTATTCGTGTATTTTAGTGTATTCGTGTATTTTAGTGTATTCGTGTATTTTAGTGTATTCGTGTATTTTAGCGTGTTGTTGTTCCATCATCGTCACTTGGAATACCGACTGTAACTATTGTATTTATTAATCGCCTCCATATTCTAAGTTCTAATGTACTTGCGCAAGGTGTAGGATAAAATAAATCGTCAAGCACAATAGATTTATTCTCAGTAATTATAGTTTCTAATTTTTGTTTTAAATAATCTTTGCAAAATGTATTCCTTAATATCTCTTCATATGTTGGGCTCGTAATCGTAGAATAAATATTTATTATATCATTTGTGTTTTTTAAAAATACCTTTAGTTTATCTATAGATATCTCAGATTCCGTAATCTCCTCCATATCTATGTCATTCACAATCTCAATGTTATCTGTGTCATCAATATCAATCAAATCCGTGATTTTATCGTCGTCGCCATCGTCGTCCTCTTCTTTATCTTCCTCCTCCTCAACTTCTTCCTCATCGTCTTCCTCCTCAACTTCTTCCTCATCTTCTTCCTCATCGTCGACGTCCTCTTCTTCCTCATCTTCTTCCTCATCTTCTTCGTCATCGTCAATTAATCCCGGGGCTTCGGCCTCTTCAGATTCATCATCGTCTAATCCCGGGATTCTGCTATTATTCAAATAATCATAATCATCATCTATAAAATATAAACCAACTTTTGTACTATTTTTTAAAGTTTTTCGGGTATATATGAAAGTCGCTATTATTATACCACCAATCATACATCCAATAAAATAGACACCTGTAGCTATCGCTCCAATCCTAAGACAACTATGTATATAATTTTCTATATCATTATTTCTTCCAGTGAAGTATCCGGCAATAGCTACCATACCTATTCCAACAGAACTATATACACAATCCTCTATAATATGATAAAGACTTACCATCGGGATTTTATATTTATTTATATTAATCTAAAACATATTCTTTAAATAAAGAAATAATAAAGAAATAATAAAGAAATAATTAAGAAATATATTCATCATAATTATCAATAAAATCGCTTAAGTTAGCTATACGGAAATATCTATGAAAATGAGATATCGCAATAACTGATAATGCTAATGTAATGGATATAAATATGCTTTGTATGTACACACCGCTGCAGCCGCTACTGCCGCTACTGCAATCGTCCATTTCCTAGATTGTAATTGCAAATATTTCTTATATACTATTTTCTATCTATCTATTTTCTATCTATCTATTTTCTATCTATCTATCTATTTTCCGCCCCCCGCCTCTTAAATTCTAATATCTCTAATTCCAATGTATTTACACGCGCTGTCAAAGTCTTTATTGCTTCTACAAATAATCCCGCCATATTGCCATATGATATAGATAATAAATCACTCGTATCTCTATTTACCAATTCAGGCATGACAGTTATAAGATCCTGCGCTATTAAACCACTCTCAATAACATTTGTATCTAAACGTTTATAAGTATATCCATTCAATTTTCCTATTTTTTCTAAAGGATCATTAATTATTATTAAATCTGTTTTAAGCGATCTATCAGAAGTACTTGCAATATTACCACGCGTAAATAATGTGCCAAATATACTCAAATTACTTTGATATACAGCATTTCCGTTAAAATAACTTGTCCCCTCTACATGCAAATTGGACATTGGAGCCGTCGTGCCAATACCCACGTTATTTAATATGTATATATCAGTATTTCTCATTGATGTACTCTGATTCGAAGAAATCCATTGACTCGATATAAACCGACTACTGTTCTGATAAAATGTTCCTGTAAAATTTATATCACCATATACATCCAGAGTATAAAACGGATTTATATTACACACTCCAGTATTTCCCATGAGAGATGTCGTTCCCAAAACATGCAATGGTTTTATAGGATTTAATGTACCAATACCTATATTGCCATTATTCACAATTATATTTCCATTCTGTATATCAATAGATTGACGCGCATTTGATGATGTACCTATAGATAAACCATTGTTAAAATACATACTCGTCGGAGAAACCGTCAAAAACATATCAGTAATTGTAACAAAATTTGTCACAGAATCACTAATGTTTATACGTGTAAATATAACCCGAATATATTCAAATGAAGCATTATTTTTACTAACAGCAAAAGTTGTATACGTATTTAAAGAACTCAATGAAGCCGGTCTCATCCATTGAATACCTTGATTATATAAAGCATTATCATCAGGTATCTTTAATAATGTCCAATTTATACCATCATGAGAACCCACAATTTGCAGAGAATATGGTGTACCCGATGGATAATTTCCTGGTCCATAATATGGTACCGCAATTGATACAGCGGAATACGTTAATGCATATGAAGATTTAACTTGTATCCAATGACCATTTACAGTATTTCCGTCTACAATAGTTTGCCCAGGATATGTACTATTATTTGCAGGCGGATTAATATTATTTGCACTGCTACCGACCCAACTACCATCAACTGTACTATATCCTGCTATAGAAGACCATGCACTTGTATTATTCGGACTTCCGTCAAACACATTTAATATATTATTCATAGTCGATGACCCTACCGTATATATAAAAGTATTCACGGGATTACCATTTATACGTATAAAATTTGAATACGACGGTAAAAGTAAAGGAGCATTTGGTGTACTATTTGGTGTTGGAATATAGAAGAAAGGACACGATATTAATGTATTACCATTCACATGCAATTGTGCTAACGGATTTACAATACCTATACCAAGGTCTTTGAAAGTATTAATACCCGTGCCGTTATCACTTTGACCATATGGATTCGGTATATTCACTACACCATTCTGAATAATACTACCATTGATATTAATGTCACCAATGATATCCATAGAATAAATGGGATTTGGTGAAGTATTATTTACACCTACTTTTCCTAGTAACTGTACAGTTGACGTGAATTTTGTAGAAGCATCTACATTTAACGATGAAGTATTGTTTATTTGAATAGTCCCTGTAGATATTAAATTTGTTACATAAATTGTATTTGATATAAAACATGTACCATTTACATGCAAATTATATGAAGGAGTCAATGTTCCTATACCTACATTATTTGTAGTATTACCATCAACAAATAATATTGGTGTAGCATTATTATTTGTAAATAGCGTTTTTCCAATTACTTGAAAGTTATATTGTAAAACAGGCGGAACATTAATATTTAAACTGGAATATATTCCCATTTTACCATTCGGAGTAATTTGTATTGTACTCGATAAAAATGTACCATTATTCGTTATTTGTATTTGTGGTGTGGATATAGGTCCCGGTAATTGATAATTAATATAAAATATATTTCCTGAATCTATGCCTAAACTCGTTTGTGATTTAATGACATCATTTGTATCTTTTCTGAATAATTCGAAATTAGGATTTCCCTGCGAACTTATACGTATACTATTGTCTGTTACACCTTTCACATATATACCTACTGACATCGCACCATTTATTGCAGGAGTTTCGGTAATAATTTTTAATCTACCATCAGATGTCATATTTGCAGGTGTTTGTATATCAGATTGATTGAATGATAAACATATATTACTGGAACTAAACCATGATATCGGTTGATATATATTGAAAACACCAATATTATTCATAATATTAATATTAAGTCCTTGAATAGAAAATCTATTTGCACTGAAATAATCAGTAATTAATGTACTTGTCGTCGTTAAATTATTAATATTAATATTTGAAGCATTTATAGTTAATATATTTGACATAGATGTTCCATCAAATGATATATTACATACTCCACCCGATATAGACGATGGTGGCGCTACTATTTTACTTGTCTGTATAATCGGTGATTGAATATTATTAGCTACATTTATGTTCCATGAAGGGTCGGGATTTATATTTCCGACAGTTAATCCTCCATTTGAATTTATATGATATACTGGTATATTATTAAAAGATGCAACCATAAAAGGTGAAGCATTCATAGAATCTGCATATAATCCAATGAAACTATTCGAATCTGATCTTGAATCAGATGTTGAATTTTTATATATATGAAGTCTATTCTTTGGATATGTAGTACCTATTCCAATATTTAAAGAATTATCAATCAATAATATATTTGACGGCCCTACGATACTTACAATATTTGAAACGGGTGAATAAGCAGATGAGCCATACTGTGGGTCCGAATTTATATTAAATATACCTTTCGTATTATAAGTATTATTACTTATTGGACCTATTGTCATAATTCCCTGAGAATTCATATTTAACGCGGGAAATTGTCCCGAGTTTGAAGTATTTATAGAAACCTCGATTATATTGCAATTCGTTCGACTACTATCGTGACTTATATAAAGTGTCGGCGCAACCGGAATCTGATAATTAGATAAATGCAAAAGCGGAGCACTTAAATTCGAAGTAGATACAATTAAAGGCGATATTACATTCGTTAAATTGATTTTCCCTGTAACTACTAAATCTCCAACTATATTCGTTGAACTGTATAAATATATGATTTTATCAATATAAGATAATTGAATTCTTTGATAATTAGCAGATTTATGGTCAAGTGAAGTGTCCTTTAGCCATTGAGGATTATACCAAAATGCTGATGTTATAGTACCAGCATTAAAATCATTTGAAACAGAAGCAGATACCATTGCTGCATTCCCACTAATATTTATCGAACCATCAGATGTAAGATTAAATATATTACTATTTAATTTATCATATACATTGAAATAAGAATTTATGTTAGCATCAGTTTTATTATATGGTATGTTTACTTGAATATTACTGGTAAATACATTTTTAGCATTCAATGAATTATTAACAGTTGCACTTGTGGAAAAGAAAGCATCATTCGACACATAGAGATTATTATTAATATACGTAGGAGGATAGGCAATAATAGTATTTGATGATATTATAAATTGATTTATATTATTTTTTGTAAAATAGAAATAGTCATTGGATCTTCCGAAAATAAGACTACTTCCGAATTCTATATTTGCACTTGGTAATGATGTCTGTAATATAATTAAATTAGATTGTGTAGTTGATGTCAAATTAATACGTTCTTTATTTGTCGAATTTACCCCCGATAATGGATTTATACCTCCTATTAATATTGACATGAAATCAAACCCTATTTGATAAAAAGAGAAAAATGACTAAGTTTTATATACTAAAATTAAAATTTAAGGGCCGCGGGTGTCTAAGGCGCGGGTGCCGGTGCCGGTGGGGTAGGTGCGTTTACACCAGCGAGACCTAATTTTGATTCTATAGTAGTTACGCGATTTAACAAGTCTTGTATTGTTCTTTGTTGTTGTATTAATGTAGTATTTAATAATTTTACACCATTAAAGATTAAAGGTATTAATCTTTCATTCTCTATTACTTTGAAGTCATCCACTATAATACCATATATATAGAGAGATGTACCGGTTGGTATCGGATTATCGACAGTAAATGTATCCGGTGTAGTATCAATTACTGTAACAATTCTTTCAACATCATCTATTAATAATTTTACCATATCATTGATATTTAATCCATGATTTTCTAATATTACGACACTTGAATTATTTTCTTCAAGTGTCGCGTATTTCATTATATTCGGTATCGGTCCACTGCAAGTACTTACGGCATATGGAGCATATTGTTCTATTTCTTGTGCAATAAAACCGAGTATCTGTGGTTGCGGTATTCTATCTATGAAATTAAATTTGTGTACTGGTATATTTGCAATTGTAATTAAATCATCCATTGGAGTCGCAGATATTATATTTGTTTTCACACGTTGGTCAGAAATAGTCAATATTGTCTTTGCCATGATGCTTTCATTCACACGTAAGCCTATATTAGGTGTTCCTAACGCTCCGGCTACATAATTACTGGAGGCATATAAAGTATTGTCAAATCCTGTAATTAATACACCTGTTGACATCGAAATATGTGGGGCATTTAATGCAGATATTGTATTGACAGCTATACTTGTTGTATTTGTACTTGTAATATTGGTTGTAGGAAGAGATACACTTCCGTTTACAGTCAAATAATTTATAGATACATTTTGCATATTGGTAAAGTTGGTATTTGTGCAATTAATAGTACCTGAATCGGATTCTAAAGCGGATGTGCGAACGGATGTATTTGCTCTGAATTTTCCGGCGACATCAAGCGAAAATATAGAATTTACAGCAGGAGTTGTATTAATGCCAACATTGCATGTACCATTTACATATACAATAGGTGTCGGTGTATTATTTCCGTACACTCCTATCAAATCTACTGAACCCGTTTCTTGTATTAAAACAATTGGAGTTCCGCCAGTACCATTTTGGTCCCATATATGTAATGGCGCTGTTGGTGTAGCTGTACCAATACCTAAATATCCACCAGTAATACATTCATTGCCAAATACGTGTAATTTTTGTTGCGGGTTTCTTAAACCAATACCTACTTTATCAGTTGTTCTCAATAATGTCGATCTATTTGATGGTACTATTGGTAAAAGTGCAGGATTAATTGTTCCATCATTCATTAAGCGTACAATATTAGAACCGATGTATTGGTCAAGTATCTTACCAGTTGCAGAATCAACTGATACTAAATTAGTTGGCAAATTTGTATATGTCGCCGTGCCAGACATCATAACAGTAATATTGCTTCTTACAACGAGCGAGTCTACATTGAGTACTCTATTGTAATTGAATGATACTGAATTTGTTGCGCTTGAGATACTGGGAGTTATCACACTTGGTGTAGATACACTTGTTCCCGCATTTATAGTTGTACCTACATTGAGACTCTTTGCAATACCTACGCCACCATATATTATTGCAGCACCAGATGTGGAACTTGTGCTATCTGTTGTATCACCAACTAATATATTTTGACTAATAGCAGCACCTCCTGTTACTATTAAAGATGCAGATGATTGACTTGTTGCATAACTTGGAGTTATTGTACCAATATTTACTGTTCCGCCAGAAGTTACAGTTCCAGATGTATTTATATTTACTGAATTTATAACATTAATATTACTTAATGTACTATATGACATATTTATAGAATTTGAACCAGGTGTTGTTAAAACTTTTGCCAACTGTATAGTTGGTGTATTTATAATTCCATTTCCATATGGTGTAACATCGAGCGCATAATTAGGAAGATTTGTACCAATACCAACATTACCAGATATAATGAGACCATTTGTAGGAGCAGCAGTATTCGTGCTGGCATATGAACCCAGTGCAAAAGAACCAGCGACATTCAGTGCATTTGCAAGAGACGCGCCATATGTACCTATACCAACATTTCCGGCCACTGCAAGACCATCTGTTGGCGAATTGACGAGACCAGCATATGTACTACCAATACCGATATTACCTGAAACGTTTAATTTATTGATAAGAGATGTGCCACTGACTCCAATACCAACTCCTCCTTGGACTGTTAAGCCATTGTTTGGCGACAAGGCGACACCGGCATAGTTCGAACCAATGGACACACTCCCTGCAACATCGACTTTATTTGTAGTAGTTGAAGTACCTACACCAAGTGTGCCAGAGAGAATCATAGAATTAGTATTTGGTGCGGCTGTATTGTTCTTTGCATATGAACCGAGTGCCACTGCACCAGCGACATTGAATGCATTTGCAAGAGACGCGCCATATGTACCTATACCGACATTGCCGGCAACTACGAGACCGTCTGTTGGTGCATGTACTATACCAGCATATGTAGTACCAATACCTACATTTCCCGAAATATCTGCTTTATTAACTGTAGCGGCATTTGAAGTACCAACAACAAGTGCACCT